AGTTGGTAGAGCATCAGCTTCCCAAGCTGAGGGTCGCGGGTTCGAGTCCCGTTTTCCGCTCTCTTGAAAATCAAGCAGTTACAAATAAAGTAGCTGCTTATTTTTTTATATATGCTGAATAACATTCCGCTTTTAGGCCCTTTTAAACCCTTTTAATCTTATCTTTGTATGCAAATCCTATGCAAATTTTCAGATTTGCATAAACTAAAAACATAGATATATGGCAACGGTTAAATTCTACCTTGATAAAAGAAGGCAAAAAAAAGATGGTACTTATCCGATAAAGTTGAATGTATTCCACAACAAACAAATAATGATAGCTACGCAGCTAAGTGCATCGGAAAAAGAATGGAATGGGAACGAATATTCTGTGCGTGCACAAAATTACAAGCCGAGAAATATAGTTGCCCGTGGAATAATAAACAAGGCGGAAACAGTAATATTTACTTTAGAGCAACAAGAAAAGTTGAAATCAACTACAGACAAAGCTTTGAAGAAGTTGATAGAGGACGCTATAAGTAGCAAGGTTGAAAATCAAAAGACGTTTCTCTATTATCTTGATGAATTCGTTTCCAAGAAAACCAATCAGGGGACTAAGTCTATATATACAACCACAAGAAACAAGATTGAGGAATACGATAGTCATTGTACTTTTGAGAGCATGGATAAGTCGTGGCTGGAAAACTTTGAAGCGTGGATGGCAAAGACGATGAAGGTTAATGCCTACGCTATTCATTTACGGAACATACGTAGTGTATTCAACTACGCCATTGATGAGGAGTACACAACATTGTATCCATTCAGAAGGTTTTCAATAAAGAAAGAGGAAACCCGAAAACGCAGCCTTACAGCAGAACAACTTAGGTTATTGAGAGATTATCCATGTGAGGAATACCAGATTAGATATAGGGATATGTTCATGCTCATGTTCTATCTCATAGGAGTAAATGCAGCCGATTTGTTTAACGCAAAACATTCTGCATTGGTAAATGGTCGTTTTGAATATAAAAGAGCTAAGACGGGGAAATTATACAGTATTAAAGTAGAACCGGAAGCGCAGGCTATAATTGAGAAATACAAAGGGAAGGATTATCTTCTTAATATAATGGATGAATACGGAAATTACAAGGATTTCCTACATCGTATGGGAATAGGGTTAAAACAGATTGGAGAGACAGAAAGGAAGGGATTGGGAGGGAAAAAGAGTAGAAATCCTTTATTCCCTGATTTGTCCTCATATTGGGCAAGACACACATGGGCCACGGTAGCGGCAGAACTCGATGTTCCCAAAGAGGTAATCGCCCACGCGCTTGGGCATAGTTGGGCGAACAGTACAACAACCGACATCTATATCCGTTTCGATATGAAAAAAGTGGATGAAGCGAATAGAAAGGTCATTGATTTCGTGAACAATAATCAATAGGGAATGTAAATAGAACTGTGTCAAACCTTTAATTTATCATTTCTTTAGTTTAATACTGCTTTAAATATGTCTGATTCCCAAATATTTAACCGAAAGTAAAATAGGAAACAATCAGGCATATTAAGGATTGACACAGTTTGATTTACGGTCTCGGGTTGTTTACCTTGCACGGCTTAATTCGCCTTTTAAATCAGTAGCTACCAACTATTAGCGGTTCTACAAGTACAAATTCAAGGCTATCATCATCTAATTTGGTAACACCAAGCATTTGGAGTATTCGCCCGATTGCACATTCGTATAGCTCCGTTACCTTGCGGGAACTCTCCGTTCTGCCTTGTTCATCGAGATATTCGCAAATACGGTCGTGTTGTTCGCCTATTTCCGCTAATGTCTTAATTCGTATCCTCATATCTGGTATATTTTAAATATGTCCATTGGTTTACGCTGATAGATTGCTTTGCGCATATTCGGCACGCCTGTTTATCTTAGTCCTTAACGCGGTTAATCTATTCCTTGTGAATGGTAGCCCGGTTTTTGTCAAAATGCCCCTTGCATTCAACCGTTCTACTACCTTGTCAATGTCTTGCGGAGTATTGCAGCCTTCCAACATGGCGGCTATCATATTGTTCTTTTCATCGTTCATCGCTTCCTTTCTTCTCTTTTCCCCGTTCACCTTACCGCCTTTTGTTTGCCCGGTGGTTGTTCCGCCTAAAGAGGTGCACCAGTTGCCGGACTTTGAGTAAAAGCCACCTTCTTCTTTTATCTTTTGTTTTTTTACAGCTAATGCGCTGCGTGTCCTTTCCTGGATTAATTCACGTTCAACGGCCGCGCCAAAACTGAAAGCATACAGTATCATTTCGTCTATTGCTTTCATATTGCCGCAATTCAAATCCAAATTCATTTGTACGATTACAAGGCGAATTTTACGCGGTTTTAGCTCGTCGTTGATTAGCTTGTTAATATCTCCCATCGAACGCCCCAAACGGGAAATTTCGGCTACTATTAGCATATCTCCAGTCTCCAGCAACGGAAGTACATCAGTGCCTAATTTCCGTTTCTTATAGGTTACACCGCCGGATATTCCTTCTTCCGTTATCACAATGTCAGATTTTAAACCGTTTCTTTTCAACCATTCTTGGACGGTTCTGTTTTGCTGCTCCAATGTTTGTTTGTCGGTGGATATACGACCATATTCTACTACTTTCATAAATTACCCCTCCTTAGATTAAATTCGCTATTATATTATTCGTTTCGTTGTTCTTGACCTCTGTAAGCCCTAATTCGGATATATTTTGAAGCGCAATTTCGCATTGTTGGCTAATGTATGAGATTTCATCGGCATCAATATCACGGCTATCGTATATAAACGCTTTCGCCAGCTTGATGGCAAGACCTTGACACACATCCCCGGCAACTTTTTCGGCTGCTATAATGTTAGAGCAAATAATTTGCTTAATACTTAGTTGTTTGTTCGTTCCCATATTCTTTTGTTTTTAAGTTAGTAATCAAGCTCATTTGAAAGTCTTGTGTATTTGTTGATACTATCTCTGTATGATTCAAATAACGGACAATTATAATAGCTAATTTTAGCCATTGCATTCCCGGTTTCGGACAATCTTTCAACATAGTAATTTAATGCGAAAGAATACTTTTTCTTTAGTTCATTCTTATTATGTTGTTTATCGAAGTATTCACTACATGATGATAGGCTTAATGATAATAAAGCCAAAATCGCAATTCGTTTCATAATTCAATCATTTAATTGTTAGTAATAGTTCCGCCCGTGGAACTTGCACCACTTGCAAGGCTTTCAACCTTTGGCGGATAATTCGGCTTAAAAACCGTTGTTCCCTGTCATTTCCTTCATGCAACCCACTACGAGCCACACGATAACGCATATAAAAAACATAGTCGTTCCTCCTTTATTTAATTGTTCATTTTTAATATCCTTTTTCCACAATCCCGCCAGCCGTATTACTGGCGGGACGTCATAACGTGATTTCGCTGGTCGAACCTCAACGTGCATCTATGCTTGTTTATGTGGCAATATATTTCTATTTGCAGGGCTGTTTTTTCTCCCTGCTGGTTTACTGTTACTATAATTGTTTGCATGATTGTTTTATTTTAATTCGTTAATGCCTGTATGTTTTTAAGTTAGTAAATAGTTCCCGGTGGCGGTGTCGCTCCGCCTTCCCACATTGGTTAATCTTGTTCTATCGTCCACTCCTTTTTTACAAAGCCTTTAAAGTTGCCAAACGATTTTTTAAACGCTGCTAACGCTTCTTTCTTCGTCTTGCCGTAATAGCAATAACGCGCCCCATTGTGAAACTCTACTGTTAACTTATATTCTTTCATATCTTTAAAATTTATCTGATTCATCACTTTTGTTTATAAATTCGCGTAGCTTATCCCTGTCGGTGCCGGAAATGAATATCACAGCACCGAATAACAAAACTAACAAAACCATATTCAGCTAATTAAATGACCGTCTTTAATCGTCCGTTACCATCCGTAAACCCGTTAAGTATTTCCGACTCTTTTTCGGCTTCTTTCTTAGTCGGATAGCATTCTATTATACAGTTGTCCAGATTGTCTAATATGCCGTAATATCCAAGTGTTAACGGCTTATCCTTGACGGTGTAACGCTTTCCCTTTACTTTTTTCTCGTAAAATTCCACACCCTCAGCAAGCGGGGTGTAATATGATGAATAACTAAGCGTGCCCGATTCTATTTTGTCGTTAAACTCAATTATACCGGGTAAATCTTTTTTTAAGCTGCTTTCCGCGCTTACACCGTCATAGGTTACGCAATACTTGCGTTCCTCCGCTGTGTATACGTTGAATATATCGCCCGGCTGTATGTCTGCACGTACTTTCGCGCTAGTTATGATTCCAGCACCTTCAATGTTGTAATAGCGCACGCCTTTAAAGTTGTCCGTTTCGGTAAATCTTATATTATCGAGCGGGTGCGCTTCATTTGTGCACGTCGTTAAAGCTTTTCCCGGTCGTATTATATCCATGTACTTAACTTCTCTTTCCGCTATTTCTTTAGGGCATTTCTGTAAATTACCGACGTTGCAACAACCGTTTGAATTTACACGAGCAGTACCGTTTTTTTCATTAAAAGCCAATATAACACCTATTTCTCCACATTGGTCATAAACAACCTCCCCCAGTCTAAACCCGTCCAGTTCTTCGGGTATTGTCGGATAATCAAACGAATCATATTTCGCATAATCATCAATAATTAATGGGGTGTCATTCCCTTGGGGTTCTTCTGCTAGTTCCGGGATATATATTTCTTCAGGGAGTGCCGGCAGTTCTGTAGGCACTATCAGTTCTTTCACCTTGTCCGCTTGCTTTTTGCTGAATATCCACCCAGCACGCCTATCACCGTTGTAGTTTAAAGACGGGTTAAAGCGTCCGCCCAGTTCCTTTAATTGCTCTTTGATGGATTTTGTATCGCCAAACACAGCAACCGCCTTTTCTGAATAGTCCACGATTTCCAGACCTTCAACCGTCACGGCTTCCACTTCTTTGACTTCCTCAGCCTTTTCAGCCTTAACGCTGCTTTTCTTTGCTTTCGGTTCTACAACCTTATATTCATCACTCACTTTTATCTTTAAATAAAAATTAGTGTCGTAATAATCCTGCATACCGTCGCTATCATCGTAACGGAAAGAGCTTGCGTAAGTCGTAACAGCGTCCAACACTTTGAACATTTCCGGCGTTAACTCATCTTCCCATCCCTTTACGGTGTTCATCGTGGACATATAGCCACGTTCTGCGCTTCTTGAACCTTCAACAAAAGGAATACAAGTGCCTTCTTTCAGTTCAATGTACATTGAATCCGTGTACATGCTCCATTCAGAACGTACAGAGAATTTAAAGCCCGGGAAATTCTTCTTTGCAAAAACCCTGACCTTTGCGGCGATTTCCTTTGTACTTAACTTGCTGTCATAGTTCGAACCTGCCCAACCGTTTGCGGTGTAGAAATTCATTGCTTTCATAATGCTATAGTTTAAATTGTTAATGATTCAACCTTATAGCGTGATTAATAGCCTGATAACAGCCTATATGCACTATCTGCCTGATAGCTGCATATCACATCATTATCAATAAGCCAACGAAATTAATTTGAAGAATATTTGCAGGAAAAGAAATTTGAAAGTACCTTTGCTCCAGATACGGGGGTACTTTCGTACTTCCTACCTTTGAGGGTCTTAACATTGCAGTGTTAAGGCTCTCTTTTTATATTCATCATATCAACATATCACGCTTGTTAACCAATGAGATAACAACCTGTATTATAGCGCTGTATCTCTTATCTTTTAACACTGCAAAGTTGCGAAATTATTACCATATATGCAAGTAAAATTATATATTATTTTGTAAATAAATAATCATAGTGATATGTTTTATAACATACGCTCGTTACTTAATATTATGCTATATGAAAGCGATTTATTTGCACCTTCACAATAAACCGACCTTTGTTTACTTTGTCTTTTATAGCCTTGTCAAAGCCATATACAACGAAGCAAACGAGCGTTTAAAGACGTTGCAAGCATTCCCGCCCCCCCCTGTACCAGTGCAGCCGTGAACATCCGTCCCCTCCCGATTTTTTTTTGATTTTTTTTCTGATTTTTCGCTACTTATTATATTGTTGTGATATTTTATTTTTATATCCTCGTACTTGTTGTAAAATAATATTATTATTTTTATGCAGTTTGTTGATGTTTACGTGAATGTTTTCCTTTGCAGTATGTGTATAAACCCCTTTGATTATTTCATAATAAAAGGGAGAGCGGTGTTCGCTTCGCTCACTTTTTCTTTGTATTACTTTCTTTTTATGGTTTTGGATTAGACATTTTTCCTTTATTTATATAGGGTATGTCTAATAGGTCATGGCTTGGTAGCTGGCAATGCAAGGTAGTGTCATGTAAGCGCCTTCTATGCCTTATGGTTTAGATAAGGCTGATTTTAGCAATCTTTATAGTTCTGTGGTGATTGTACGGTTTGGGCATAATAATGGTTTATGTGGCTTTGATTGAAGCCGATGGATATATCCCGTGCTTTCTAACATGCCTCTTTTCTTGCTCCATTGTGGATTATGTTGCACAACATACATATTTGTTTGTAGAAAGTTTGAATTAATATGATATTGTAATGATGCCTTTTATTAATTTTGCGGCGTTTTAATAAAAAGTTATATAATCATGAAGAAAATTTTGTTTTTGCTGGCTGTACTTCCGATGGTGTTGCTGTCAGCGTGTTCGGATGATGACGAAGATGTAAAGCTAACGACTGAGCAAGTGGTAGGTAAGTGGAACGTAACTTGGGCGCAACAAGGGAATGAAAGCCTTGACATTCCAAGCGGAAGTATCTACATAAACTTAAAATCTGACGGTACTTACAGAACCGTTATGTTTAAAGATTACTATATTGGAGAGTGGAAGTTGGAAGGTAATACGGTAGTGAGTACGACTACTGACCCTATTACCGAGCGTTATAAGTTTACTTCGCTTAACGGTAAGAACGCTGAAATCGACTATTCTAACAGCGAGGGTGAAAAGATGAAGTTTAGGGCTACTAAAGAATAGTTATACAACAACTGATTATTTAAAATAATATATAATATGAAGAAGGTTGTTTTTTTATTGGCAATGTTGCCGATTATGCTATTTACTTCATGTTCATCGGATGATGACGAACATGAAATAGATTATAGCGTCATATTAGGAACTTGGTATGAAACTTCTAATATAGAAGGAGGAGAGTATGTATCAGGTGAACTTGAATTATCTTGGACTTTTAGGGAGAATAAAACAGCTACACAGAGACTTGTAATGTACGTGAATGGTGTAAACATGAAAGATGTCTCAACTGATTTTACCTATATATACAATGGCAAGGAGATAATTACAAGACATTCATCAGGGGAAGAAACTGTGCATGAAGTTTCTGTAAATGGGAATAAAATGAGACTTGGAGATGGAGAAGGTGGATATTTTGACCTAACCAAGAAATAAGATTTATAATAATAAAGATTATAAAGCCACGTTTACCAAGTATTCGTGGCTTTTTATGTCAATTCAATAATTATTACTTCGCGCAAGGCTACTCGAAATATTCGTATTGCTCGATAAAGAAAGTTTCTATTCGACTTACTAAATCAGGAGTTTCCTTTAAAGCGGCATTATTTATGAGCATATATGCGCTTTTCTCTATATTTTCCTTATGATAAAAATGCTTATCGCTAAAATAAGTTGCTATAATTTTAGAATAAACTCTATATCTTTTTGTGCAATATACATCTTCACCAAATCCGTTTGAGCCAATAAATCCAAAAGACGCTTTAGGGTTCATCTGATAAACAGACAACATGATATTTATACAGGTGTTTATTATACGTCTTGGTTCGTTGGTGTTGGTCATTATTCTGTATTTGTTCTTTGATAAGGAATGGTTCTTTTGGTAGAACTTTACGGCATAGATATTATGTTTGTATTCTTCTACTCGGACAATGTACACCAACTTCGATTTGGAAGACTTGAATCTATATAATAAAATATGAAGGAGACCTTGTGAGTCCCCTTTGTCCTTTTGAATGAAATAGAAAGGATATGCACTTTGAAGCATTACAGCAAATAGGAATATACGGGTATTCTCCTTTTATCAAGTTCCTCTTTGGAAATATCAGACAATACAAACTTCTTCCCTGAGTTAGATTTATTCAAATCAGAGATGTTCTTTTTAGAAGAACGAGGTTCTTGTTTTAATCTTATATTACCCATATTTTGATACTATGATACTATATGCAAAGTAAAGCAGAAATAAGGATGTAACCAAAACATGAGACGGATTTCTTTGTAATTTAGACTGGTTATAAATAGCTTATCACTTCTTTTTCCCATGCTTTCTCATATTTATAATATCGTGGCAATTTTATCATAATCGGTATAACAAACGATATGCCACAAAACAAGAAAAGCGGAGAAACTCCGCTTAACTTAATGATTACTTAACATTAAAAATTACTGTTTATAACTTCCATAAGCAGAAAAATAATGACCATCACATTCAAACTCCCACTTAAATCCTGGTTCATAAACATGTGATAATCTAAACTGTAAAATTCTTGTTTCTCCAGAAGATAAATATCCTAATTTCGCCTCATCAGTAATCTCAATAGGAACACTACCGCTTCCAGTAGAAAAAACTTGAAACTTCGTAAGTTTTATAGTCTTTGAGCTATTGTTCTTTATGGCACATGACATAACGCCCGTATAATATCCCGAATTAATAATCAAAGAAGACGTAGGGAAATAAACATCCATCATACTTCCTAATGACACAATATAAACAGTACAGTTTGCCACATGTCCGCCATCTTCTGACGTTGCCGTAACTTGTACTCTTCCTGATGTATTCCCTAAAACCACTCCATTTTCATCAACCGGAGCAATCACAGGGTCGGATGAAGTCCATATCACATTCTTATTAGTTGCGTTTTCTGGTGTAAACACAACATTTAACTGTTTTTGTCCTCCAACTTCAATTTTATATGTAAGGTTATCAAAACTTATAGATTCCAATAAAATGGGTTCTACTGTCAGCTCACAAGTAGCCTCTAACCCTGTATTTCCCAAAATAGCCTTAACTATACATTTTCCAGGAGACATGGCAGATATACTATTGTCTTCATTAATCTTTGCAATATTTACATCAGAAACCTCCCATGCTATGTTTTCTTTTGTTGCATATGCAGGAGTGATTATTGATTCTATAGTAAAAACATCTCCCACCCTTACATTTTTTTCATTTTCTTTCAAAGAAAAACCTTGTGCTACAACAGGATTAACCTTCACTTTGCATGTTGAAGTTATAGAAGATTCAAACCCTGCACGTGCTGTAATTGTAGCTTCTCCTGCCTTTAGCGCTGTTACAATAACCGAATTGTCTTTACCTGATTCTAAACTTGCAATTTCCGAATTATCTATTTCCCAAAAGACCAGTTTCTTCGTAGCACCCTGAGGTTCAATAGAAGCATCCAAAATCAAACTTTGTTCTCCATTAAACACAATCTCTTTCTTATCTATAGATATGCCAGTAGCTTCTATAGGCTCAACCGTCACATTACACACAGCCTTTATTACTGCATTATCAATATATAACAAATCCGTTATATCATCATCTCCAATCCAGGCATTTACTGTAAAGTTCCCTGGCTTCAAGGCTGTTAGTTTCCCGTGTGAATCTATTTTTGCTAAATGATTGTTTGCATTTACAGGATATATCCCCCAATTAATTTTAGGCAACTTTGCTTTAGAAGGAGAGCCTTTTACCGTAAATTGATAAGTTTCTCCGGGCTTCAAAGTCATATCCGACTTGTCTAAAAGTATAGATGTTACCATATCATCTTCATTCTCACAGGAGGATATAAGAACACAAAATAGAGAAAGTAGAAAAAATATTTTATTACTCATAAGGCATGTATTTAGTTAATTAATGTGCGACAAAGTTAAGTCTTTAATTTTAATTAAACATTATATTATTTTGCTTTATTACAGTGTTTCTTATTGCATATAAAACACAAAAGCTCCAACCATAAAGGATGGAGCAAACAATCTAACAAATTATTCCCTTTAAAACAATTCAGAATGACTGCCAATTCTAAGCAAGTCGATTATATCTCCGTCAATCCAAATTAGAAGGAAATCATCCTCTATATGACATTCCATACAACCTTTATATTGCCCTTTCAATAAATGGGGCTTATATTCTTTAGGTATCGACAAGTCATTGATAAGGAGGTTGGCAATATATTCAAAAGCTGCCACCTTTTTAGGAAATTTCTGAATACGTTTAAAATCCCTCTTGAATTGACTTGTCGGATGCAGTTTCTTTTTCACTTCCTAAGTTCTTCCATTAAACTTTCTACACTGTCAAACGTTTCCTTATTTTTTGCCGCACGTGCTTCCCTTATAGCGGCAATCGTCTCCTCGTTAGGTACTGAGTACATTGCGTCCATTAAAGTGCTCTCTACAAAATTATTCAAACTCCTGTTTGCTTTTTTGGCATGTTCCTGCAAGATTTGCAATAAATCCTCACGCAAGCGGAACGAAGTTTGTTTTCTTACTACTGTTTCCATATTATTATTGTATTATATTGTATTGCAAATATAATACATTATACACCAAATAATCAATCATTCCACTGTTATTTGTTACCTTTGCGGACTATTACTAACTTAGAACGGCATTATTATATGGAAGAAAAGAAGATAATACAATACAAGGGAGAGCTCGACCTTAACGGTATGATTATACCATGCTATGTACTTAATGATGGAACAAGAGTTTTGTCGGGAAGGGGAATGCAAGAAGCACTAAAAATGGTTGATGATAATAAAACTACATCGGGCCACAGAATAGTCAGATACCTTAATCAAAAGACACTTAGTCCGTTTATTTCCAAATACTTATCATCGGACCACTTTAGCCCTGTTTTATGCTATGAAGGAGGAAAGAAGATTAACGGGTACAAAGCGGAGGTTTTGGCTGACATTTGTGATGTATTCCTTCAAGCGCGCAAGGAGATAGACCTCTCACCAAGGCAGTTGATAATAGCTGAACAATGCGAGATTCTTATGCGTGCTTTTGCACGTGTCGGAATAACAGCACTTGTTGATGAAGCCACCGGCTACCAGTACGAGCGTGAGAATGACGAGCTTCAAAGGATATTGAAAGCATACATATCAGAAGAGTTGTTGCCTTGGCAAAAGCGTTTCCCTGACATATTTTACAAGGAACTGTTCAGGCTTAACGGTTGGGATTATACGGTGAACGGTATAAAGAAAAGACCGGGAATCATAGGCAAGTGGACGAACACTTTCATATACGAGGAATTACCTAATGGCGTGTTGGAGGAGCTTAAAAAGAAAACTCCTAAAAGCGAATCGGGGAACAGGACTAACAGGTATCACCAGCTTTTGACTACCGATATAGGAGAGCCTAATTTGGAGAAGCAGATAAACAAGGTAATAACACTGTTTCAAGTATCTGATAACATGAAGCAGTTTTGTGATAATTTTAAGAAAATGAAGATGCGTCAAATCGGGCAAATGGAGCTTCCTTTTGAATTTGACGAAAATGGAAGGATAAAGGAATAGATATTTGAATATTACTAACTTATAACAAGGGTTATGGATATACTATTTTTTATTGCGGTTATCATTTGGGTTGTAAAAGGTGGACTTATGAAGAGTTCAAGGAGTGCAAACAGTAGCTTTAGAAAGGGGTTGAGGAAATGAAGAAGATATTAATAGCCATTGCATCATTGATAATATCGGGATGCAGCGATTATGAAGTGGAAGAATATAATATGCTTTCGGTTTACGGTAGTATATATACATATTCCTTCCCAAGCGAAGATAAAGTAGAAGTAACTACAACGCTTAATGATTTTAAGGCAAGAGGAATTGGTGATTGCAGCTGGATAGATTATAAATGCAATTATCCTTATGTGAATGTTATTGTTTCGGAGAACAAAAGTACAGAAGACAGGGAATGTTTTGTAGAAGTGTATAATGACAAATACAACCTAAGAGATACATTTTGTGTGTATCAATTTGGTGTTTCCGCACCAAGCAGCGGAGGCAATAGTGGCGGAAGCGGTGTCGGTGGTGGTTCGGGTACAAATGTAACCAAGAGAAGATGTGCTGCGAGAACCAAGAAAGGCACACGGTGCAAGAGGACTGCCGCAAAGGGAAGCATCTATTGCTGGCAGCATAAGAAATGATTATTCACTAAAAATTATATTATATGAAGAAGATTTTATTTTCAATTATTGCTTTGCTGATGGTTATAACTACGGCAAATGCGCAAGACGCTTCTTTTATATGTACTTGTAATAAGGATATATCAAAGAAGCTATTACAATCCACAGACACTATTTTCCGATTGGATATAGGGTCAAGTGCAAAATTCATTACTATGGGCGGTAATGTGGTGAAATCGTATGAAATCAATTCAAAGCAAGTGAATGATGGACGTATGTTTTTCTTCTTTGATGATTCGGAAGGACATCAAGGTGCTGTATCTGTCGCTATGGACGTTAATTCTGTCGGGGTGATAGATAAGACAATTCAGAATGATGCGTTCATGTTAAAACTTGATTTGGATAAAACGAAGGAGTTTAACGCAAAAAAGCACTCATCTTCAAACACGTTTAAGTATCCATTGAAAAATCTTCACGGTACATGGGAAGGTCTTGAAATTGATGTTAATGGAGAAATGGCTAACCTGTCAGATTTTGGAACTCAATATCAACTTTCCTATACGTTTACGCCAAATGGTACTTATAAGCAAAGTGGATTTATTGGGAATTTTACAGGCATATATAAAATAAATGGTGACTATATTAATATTTATTCTGTATATGGAGAAAAATATATTCGTTTTAAGGTCATTTCTATTACGAACGATATGGCAGTTATTACCATGAATATAGATGGTGATGATAAAACTTATAAGTTTAAAATCAGAAAGTTGTAATTAATCATGTATAATTAATTAAAAATCAATCTTATGAGAAAATTGTTATCATTTGTGCTAATTTTATTTGTGCATACTTTATTGTTTGCTCAAAATAGTGAAAATTGCTCAGTAGTTAATGGTAAATATACTATATCAGATGTAGTTGAAGTGAGTAATAAGAAGTCTTCTGATTTATTTACCAACGCATTGATTTGGGTAAACAAGTCGTCTTATTTCAAAAATACAGTAATACAAGCAAAAGACAAGGAACTTGGTTTGATAACTATAAAATCAATAATACCGTTTACGACAGAGACTTCATCTAACCCAAACGAATGGGACCAGTGGAGAGAGTTTAGTATGTCTATATATGTAAAAGACGGAAGATATAAATATGTTATAGATAACATACAAATAAGGTGGAGCGATTTATGGAAATACACGTTAAGTGAAGGAAAGTTGAAGGATACCAATATAGAGAATGCCTATGAAACGAAACAGATAGCCGGAGATTGGAAGTCAGTAGAAAAATCTGTTTTCTCAAATCTAATAAAAAACTTGAAGGGATATATGGAAAGTAGTGAAAACGATTGGTAATATACAACAATAAGCAATTAGAAATATTAAGTCACGGTTAAATTACAGCCGTGGCTTTTTTATGCTCAAAAACATACCGCAAAGTTTTGCAGTTCCAAAATAAATGCTTTCCTTTGCAGTGTTCAAATTATCGCGGTGCAAAGCCGCAAACATAGCGGCATTTTTTATGCCCATACATAAAGTAGTCTTTAAAATATAAAGATATAACTGCGCCGTGTCGTGGAGTAGAAATACCCACGGAGTTTGCGATAAACTTGAACAACACGTAGCGCAGTTTTTTTATTGTTCAAATTATCGTTATGGAAGAATTAAAACTATTCCAATCGCCTATTTTCGGGCAAGTACGTACCGTGGTAATAAACGGTCAAGTAATGTTTGCTGCAACAGATGTTGCAAAATGCTTAGGATATGCGAATCCACGTGATGCGATTTCAAAACATTGTAAATCAGACGGGGTCGCGTTTTGCGACGGGGTGGTTAAAACTGGTCAGAGGAAAGACGGTACTATCTATGAACAAACAGGAGAAATCAAAATAATCACAAAAGGTAACTTAATCCGTTTAGTTGCCAATTCAGAACTTCCGCAAGCTGAAGAAGTCGAAAGTTGGATTTTCGATGAAGTTATTCCTACCGTATTAGAAACAGGCGGCTACATTGCCACCAAGCAGGACGACACTCCCGAAGAAATCATGGCACGTGCTCTAACCATCGCACAAGCCACCCTTGCCAAGAGAGAGGAACGGTTAAAGCAGCTTGAAGCCCAAACGGAGCAACAGCAAGCCACCATTAAACTGCAAGACAAGGAAATCAAGGAGGCTGCTCCGAAAGTCAGCTACTACGACAACCATCTGTTGAGCGTCAATGCCATGACAACCACTCAAATCTCAAAAGAGATAGGGATGTCGGCAGAAAAACTGAACAACAAACTGAAAGAACTTGGAATACAGTTCAAACAGTCGGGGCAGTGGCTCTTAAAATCACCATACGACAAATGGGGTATGCATGAAACGAGAACCAATATTTTCACAAGTGAAAGAGGTAATACCCATACCAACACATATACTGTATGGACGCAGAAAGGTAGACGCTTCATTATTGCTCTATATGAAAATGATTGGGACGTGAAGAAAGCCATTAAGCAGATAAAAGGAGAATTAGAACCCGCTGCGTAATCTAAAGTTTATAAACCAACTACTTGTGTTATCCGCATTTATGCGGACGGATACAACTATACCCAAAAATATATTGCCACATAAACAAGCATAGATGCACGTTGAGGTTTCGACCAACGTTCACGTTACGATACCCCGCCAGTAATACGGCTGGCGGGCAGATGGCAGGAATAACGACTAAAACAAATATTCATCTATTATGGAAATCAGTACAGCAATGATGCAACATATTCTCCGATTGACGGAAGGATATACGGATTTATTGAACGAACTTAAGGAAGTCAAGGCGGAACTTGCAGAACTCAAAGGGGAAAAGCCCAAGAAGCCGACAATTCATGAAACCAAATACCCACACATGAGTATAATAAGCCAAAATTGAAAAATATAATTTTATCATACACGAAGGCATCCTACTTATTACAAGCGGGATGCCTTTTGTATTACTAACATAAAAATAATAGGAATATGAGTAAAAATATATCACAGTGATAAATATTAAAGTAAAGCTTGAATAAATCAATATAATTTTCTATTTTTGCAGTAGTTATATTCTATTTTTATGGAAGAATACAAATTCTATATGATACGTTACGGCGAGTCGGAGGCCGTTTGGAAAGATTTGGAAATAGATTTTCCAGGTTTGAGGTATAAAGAATGTACCGGACTTAATTCTTATGGAGAGCCTACAAATATGTATGCAGAGGATTTTGCCGAGACAAGCAAGGCTGAGGTGTATGTTTCCAGCACACCGGCACACAAGCAGACAACTATAAAACTGACATTGATATTCTTGGAGGATGATACCAAGGATGATAAGTCTTACCGTGACTTTATGGCTTTCATTACCGGTTCTAAGATTGCCTACCGTGATACAGCGAGGAAGAGAAAGGTCCTGATGTACCTTTCAGGAGCCACGGAGCCTAAAAGCGATACCCTTTACGGGCAGAAATATAAGGAAGTGACGTTTACGTTCAAGAATGTGTACGGACATTCCTTCGGATATGATGAAACTTTTCCTAACGAATAACGACAATTAAATTTTATATTGCTATGTTTTTAGAAACAGAAACCTTATCAGAAGCATTATCATTTGCGAGATGCAAGGAGTTGCCTAAGAAGTTTAATCCCGAACTGGGGCTTACTTGGATATTGGCTATCGCCCTTATCAAGAAGAAGAACCTTATGAATGCCTACGCCATTGTGGAGCAAAGGGCAGACGGTCTTATCCAGTACAAGAAGACTTTCGGGCGCATTTCTCCCATTGACGGTCTTATCTCCATCCATCCGTATATGTACGTGGATGAAGAAGCGTTGGGAATGGCTATGAAGGCTAACAGACGGACTATCGCCATGCACTATCCCGGTTATGCGGATGAAATCATTGATTCGGACGATGAGAAGTTCAAGGTTTACCAGTTGCAGTACGCTATGGATATGCAGAAGTTGAACATGAACCAGGAGAAGCCGAGATTTGGGAAATCTGTTGTGGATGAAGCGGAGGAAAAGGCTAATCCGGTTGTTGAGGAAGTGTTGAAGGAGAATGAGGCGGTGGCGACAGTTGAGGATGAAGGAGAGTGTATTATCGAGGTTGAGGACGCTAAGACTGCGTTCAGACCGAAAAGAGGCAGAAAGGCTAATATGGAGGAATAAGGTATGGATAACATTCAAAGATTTATAGATACTTTATGTGTTAATTCAACAAACATAATAGAAGATAGCGAAGATAGAACATATACGTTTGAATACATACTACGTCTAATTCAATGTAATCGCAAAGTGCTTTATTTAGGGTATGATGTTATGACAAAGAAAGTCCTTGGCAATATACTCACTTCAAAGGATGGGAAGCGAAATCTTGATAGGTTGAATTATTACACATCTAACAATCTATTTGTAGAATCTGGCCAAAGAATGAAACAAATAGATGAAGTCATAAGAACCATCATATACAACAAAGTTCACAATGATATTGATTTTGTGTTTATAGAAGGATTTAATGAAATTAAAGGGTATGATACATTTGATTACATCAAAGAATTGTCTAAAGCAACTGGATTGATTATTGTTTTTTGTTGTAATGAATAAATATTATATGGAAAGTAAAAAATGTGTTTCAGCGCAGGCAATAGAACTTAAAAATCCTGTATTTGTGTTTAACGGTGATATTTTGGAGAGATATGACAATATGCTTGTTACAGTTTTTGAAGATGGCACTAAACAAGCTCATTTCATAGAGCAAAAATATCCAAAATTCGTTGAAGTTGAGAAAAGTACCGGCGTAGTTCCTCGTGACGGAGGGCAGTTTACGCAAAGAGATTTTGATAGAGATGTTTTCACCAGATATATGATATACGCAAAGTTCATTGAACACATGAGTGTTGATGATTTTTATAGAATAGCCTACCAGGCAGGATTGGGAGTGCATAAGATGAAATCAGATATGAAAGAGCAATCGTATAGAGGAATGGAAAGTTTTGAGGAGAAAGAGGTCTGAATATAAAAAAGCGGTTACTATTATTCACCGCTTTGAATAGGAGGGCTATTCATGGTAGAAAAAGAAAAAAGCTGCCTAAGCGCCACAAACTTTTTATACAGTGCAAATATACTAATAAATAATCATATAAAAATATATATGGCAAAAAATAAAAAACAACAAGGATTTGAGTTCATCATCAAAGAAAGTGATGTGCTGGAAAGGGAGAACTTCGGTTCGTTCGAGATTGTGGTGTTTAAGCAAGGAATCTGCTTTAAAAACTATACAGGTTACAAGGTATTCACTACCCCATATTCCGTAGGATTGGACGGTGTGGCGCATGAAACATCTCTCTATGCGTGGTTGAAGTATATGGTGGACTTCAAGAAATCCATCAAAGGCAAGGAGAATGAAATGTTCGGGGAAACTACTTCCACCAATAAGGAGTTCTTGGACGGTATGAAGGTGCTTACCGAAGCGAACCTTATCAAGCCTATGGCTGTGTTCACAGATATTAATGAGGCGCAGAAAGAGGCTGAAAACTACATGAAGTGGATGGAAGGACAGATGAAGGATTTGGATGAGGCTATGAACACTACGCCGCCCGAAGAAGATTTAAAGGCGAATGCTGAATTTGAGCAGAAGGTTATCATGGCAGAAGAGGCTAAGGAGGTATTCGATGGAAGTGTTGAAGCCGAGGAAGGACAGGTATAGTCCTGACAATGTATATCACATCTATATAAAGATGGAACGGCATCCTGGTGTGAAATGGGTGTCATTCAAGGACAAGCAGACCGGAGAAGTGACAAAGGGGCTTTTTATTCCCGATGTAGAAACAGGATGCATTAAGGTGAGAAACGGTAATATGTTTCTTAGCTTTAAGGCGATACCCGTAAAAGGATGCACCAATACCCATGTGATAATACCGAATGTTTCAAAAGGTGTAGATTGTAATATGGGTAAATGTGGGAAAAAGGAAGTGGATTTTAGAAAGGCTACTATTGGCAATATGTATGTTATGGGTGAAATTCTTAATGAAGACCAAAAGAAAATAATAGAAAAGTATGTCAGAAGGAGAAAATTGCTTAAAATCGGACGTTATAAGAAAGATTGAGCGTATTGTTTGCGATTGCGTAAATAAAGCATTTTGCAATGACAAATATGTTCCTGTCTCTCCTTTGTCTTTATACGAAGGGAGGACAAATATACCGTTCGTAAAGAGAATGGCAAGACCTGCCGTATTTGTGATTGCGCATGACCGATTCGGGGTGCCATACAGCGCATTGGAAAGACATTCTCATATTCATGCACGTAACATTATACGGTCTGTCAGAATGTATAAGGACATTCCTTGTTCAGATAGTGACGTGAAGAGGATTAATGAACTTATCGAGGTCGAGCTTGAAAAATTTCCGATTGTATGAAAGACAAAGATGTTTTCATTGAAAAGTGTGGAGACATAATCATATCTGTTGATTTCGGACATAAAAAGGATATGGCTGTAGAAACTATATTTCGAAAAGATAAAAGTGGATTAACTATTTTATCACAAAAGGTTATTGGCCGTGCAGACGATTTTAATACAGAAGAGAAAAGAAATAAATATTTAAACAATGAATGATTTGCTTTCTTTTAAACGTAATGCCATGATGCTCGGATTGTGCACGTCATACAAAGACAAGTGGGATGAAGCTACGAGCAAAGAGGCGTTGATGGAGATTGCCACTGACGCAAAAGGCATGGATATGATTGCTGATAGCATATCTAACGGCTGGGGGCTGTCATCATCTTATATCGCAAAGAACTTTTCCGATTACATAAATGGGAAGTGGCAGAGAAACAAGGATGGTTACACATCCGAGATGTATGTTTCCCACAGAGGGAATGTTGATATACGCTCCACGCTTACATTGTTTGTTGATTGCGAGTGTGATATTGTTGTCAGCAAAGGAATTGTGTGTGAGATTTACCTAAGCGGAAAATCGAAAGTACGTATCTTGTGCGAGGGGCACTGTTGTGTTATCCGTTATGGCAAGGAGTGTAGTTTCACGGTTAAAGGAAGTGGGGTGGTGCATGGGAAGTATGTGGAAAACTCTGAACCACATATCAATCATGATTATAAGTGAGTTTATGAATTGTATAACTAAGTCGGAGTGGGTGAAAGATTGATTTATGACCGAAGAAGAACAGATACAAGCCGACATAGAACGGTTTGAGCAAAGAGGTAGCGATATTCCCGATGATGGAGATATGGTTGAACAAATACCATTATTTAGTTCTTCCGATATGCAGTCTGTCATTGAGGATGGGAAGAAGAAGCCGCCTATCCATAGGTTGTGGGGCGATTTTTGGTGGGAGAACGAGCTTGTTTTCCTATTTGCCGATAGCGGAATAGGTAAGTCCATTCTTGCCACGCAGATAGCCTACGAGATAGCTAAAGGGGAAAGCGAATGTGCGGATGTTGAGGTAAGTCCTCAGAAGGTATTGTACTTTGATTTTGAGCTTTCTGACAGACAACTTGCAAGGCGTTATAAGAACGCTGATTTCCCGAAGTCGCTTATCCGATGCACCATATCGGAAGAAGTGGACAGCGAAGATTTTAACATGAACGTGATTGACGGCATAAAAGATAAGCTGATTGATACAGGTGCAAAGGTTATGATACTTGATAATCTTTCCTATCTTTCTACGCAGACAGCAGAAGCGGAGTTCGCAGGTGCTATTATGGACGGTCTTACAAGATTGAAGCGTGAGCTGAGAATCAGTATCATGGTAATTGCGCATACGCCTAAGATTGAGGAATGGAAGCCCTTGTCTAAGACGAACATGGCCGGGAGCAAGATACTTTCCAATTTTGCAGACGGGGTATTTGCCATTGGGCGCACAAGGGTAGGGGGTAGATACCTGAAACTTCTGAAAACACGTATGGTGAGTGAACCGGACGAAAAATCTTTGCTGCCTTACTTCAATATTGTGGCCGAACCTTACTTGCATTTTGAAAAAGTGGGGGATGAAACGGAAAAGAAGTTACTTATGGGTAAACCGGCAAAAGATTTTTTCAGTTCTATTTGGGATAGAGCTGTTGTAGAGCCTATTCCTCTGAACGAGTTGGTTAAACTGATTGTATCTAAGGATAATTCCAAGAATAGTGTGAAATCTAAGGATGGTAATGCCCGTAAGCGTATAGACCGTGCAATAAAGTACGGAGCTTTGAAAAAGGACGAATTGAAGAATATATATTTGAAAACTGACAATTGACATGGACGTTGAAGAGATAAAGCAAAAGAAGCAGGAATTGAACGACAAGATAGCCGGGCTTCTGAATGGATTTGAGGATGAAATCGGAGTGCAGATTTCGGATGTCGGATTTGTTAGGCGTGTGTCCTACGATGAATTAGGTCGTGAAATTGGCAAAGAGTATGTGGTTGAGGTGAAAGTGGAACTATGAGCAGTAAATTTCAGATACATCAGTTTGAGCTTACCATATATCCACGTAAGCTATGGGTTGTAAAGGGAGGCTCTTTTAAAGATATAGAACGCACTTTTTATATTGAAGAATCTGACGAGGTTGAGAATATGTTGGAATCATGCAAGGCTATTACGTTTAGAGCCTCGATAAAAGACGGTGATTGGCTAGGTGTTGTTGTATATATAAAGCAAAAAATGGGAATTAAGGACATAGCGCATGAGGCTCTTCATGTATCTTCCTTTATTTTTTCTGACATTGGCGTTAAAGGTGATTTTTACAATGATGAGGCACAAGCTTATTTGGTAGGTTTTGCTGCCGATTGCATCAATCAAGTAGTGATAGGAAGGTATAAGTAGCGATGATTTCTTTGGGGGCATTGTGTATTGTCGCAGCGTTTTTTATAATATGCTATTAAACATCTATAAATTAAATAAGAAATCCATTGCAATACAAATTTTAGCCTCTATATTTGCATCATAATTACGCTCATGGCTACGCATACCTTAAAGCTGTATTTACTGCTTATCCTTGAATAATAGGTATGCTTACCCCTTGGGCTCTTTTACAAATAACTCATTATATTATGGCATACAAAGCATTAGACATCGCAAATAAAATTATATCCAAAACAGATTTGGAACATGGTGATACTATATCAAATCTGAAATTGCAGAAGATGATGTATTACCAACAAGGTTTCCATTTGGCATATTTTGGAACACCATTGTTTGATGAGGATATTGTTGCTTGGCAATATGGACCGGTTGTCCCTTCTGTATATAAGGAATATAAATCGTTTGAATCCAATTCTATATCGACTTCAAAAGAAGGTATATCTTTATCAGATGATGAAGAAGAACTTTTCAACAATGTTTATGAGGAATACAACCAGTTTTCTGCTGTAGCCTTGATGAAAATGACACATGAAGAATCTCCTTGGAAAACCACGGAAATAAACTCTGTAATAAGCCGTGATAAGATGATGGCGTTTTTCAAAACACAAATTGAAGCATAAATGAGTGGTAAGTTTAAGTTAAAGCATAAAGATGTAAAGCCTAATTTAAAAGAAAAAGAGGTTGATGCGAGAAGCAAAGAACCTCTTTTCTGCTTTAAGTACTTGGATATGAAAACATCTTTAAAAGGATGTGATAATAGTGTGTTCAAGGATTTTGTAACGAGGATGCAAAAATTGTGCTGTCTTACTTGGAAAGATATAAACGTTTCCGGGAAACACCAGTATGGTTTTGAAATGATACCAATCAAACAGTTGAAGCCAACATCCCTTCCTGCAATAATCACAGAGGATATTAAAGAACTTGCTGTTTTCAGATATAGTGGCGATAACCGCCCTTTCGTATGTCTAATAATGGACTGTGTGGTATACCCTATATTCATAGAAGCTAAATTCGGTGATATATACGACCACGGAAGTAAATAATCACAGACTTATCATGCGTATGAAGCGGTAAGAGAACATCCTACTACTTCATTTTTATTGCATAAAAACCCTAATCCCGGCTCCTTTTGAATTTGGACTTGGCGCAAACACACGGTCTATCCTGTCCGAAAGGATTTCCAAATACCCCGTCTGTGTCCTCAATTCAACGAGCATGGGGTTACTATCAGAGTATTCGGTTTCAAGACCGTATCGGGCATCCAACAGCGTTCTGATTGCGGAAATGTCGGTTGTTTGCTGGGAGACGAAGAAGCGTATCGAGTTCAGTAGGGCTTGAAGTTCCCCAGCGGTTTCTTCGCTCATAGCTTGTATACCTTGTTGGAGAGCCGATAGTTCGGCTTTCTTATTATCTTTTATCCCAAGAGCGTTGTATAGGGCTTCTAATGCTTCACTAAGTTGTGGGAATTGCTTTTTTGCTTCTTCAACAATCTTGTCCATCTCTTGCCTTGTTACTTTTGTATCACCGTCAAATCCTTTTCTTATAGCTTCTTCTCCTTCTGTAACAGCAAGGTCTATCATTTGGAATAACAGTTCAAGAAACTTATTGGCAATTCTCATGGATGCTTGTTTCAAGAAGAGATTGTTTATGAAATCATCAAAATTTTCTTCCAACCCCTTAAGTCCATCACCTGTTTCATTAAATGCGTCCAGCCACGCTTGAACAAATGAAGAGGCAGCATCTTTGTATTCGGATTCACCACCGATGCCTCCCATTTCAATTTTTTCTTGATTCAGGATTTCTTGTTTGGTCTTTTTAAGTTCCTCAATAGCATCTTGCCATTCTTCAATACGAGCGTGGTCGGTTTTCTTCTTATCCTCTTCGGCTTTAATCATAGCTTGGTAGGAAGCAATCTGGCTGTCTAAGTTGGCTACGGTATCTTTCGTCTGTGTGCGAAGGTCATCTGCACTCCAAGCGGCTTCCATCTTCTCTTTTAGCTCATCGTATGCCTTACCAAGTGTTTCTATATTCTTTGTCTGCCGTTGGATTTCACGCTCCTTCTTCTTGTCTTTAATATTAAAAAGACTTCCTATGGTTTTTGCCAATCCTCCAATTGCTTGAATCCCTCCTCCGATAACATCTCCCGATATTATCCTTCCAACTCCGCTTGCTGTTTGACCTAATCCTCCAGCAATCTCTGCTATACTGCTAATTGTATCTGCTGTTCCGGCAGACATAGTGCCAAACACATTTTCAAGGTTGCTTGCTACGTCAGTGATACCGGATGAAAATTCAGAGAGATTATTTCCAATTTCGCTGAATTTATCGGACAGGGTTTTACCTAATTTCTGACCATTTCTGATTTGTTCGGCGGTTTCTTCAGTTATTTTCCCTTCTGCTACAAGTTGAGCGAGTATTGCATCAAGTTTTGACTTCTCTAACAACCATTGTATGCGTAGCTGATTTGCTTGCTCCGAATTTACACCGTATATTTCTACTGCTGCATCGTATTCTTGCTTCTTTTGTTGAACAATCTGTGATTGCGCATTTTTCTGTTCGGTATAGTAAGCAACTGCATTGTTGGCTCTAATATTTTCTTCTTCAAGTTCCTTCCTTTGCTTTAAGAATTGAATGTACTCTTTTACTCCAGAAGTAAGACCGCTGAAAGGATTCTTTTGGGAAATCATTTCGTCAATCTTCTCCTGCTGGTTGATTATAGCTTTCAGTTGGTCGGCAGGAAGATTCTTCAAGTTCTCACGTAAACTTGCGAGCTTGTCACGCATTGCTTCGAGCATACGAGTAGAAGAACTTTCAATGTTCTCAAACATTGAAATATATATATCCGAATTCTGGAATTGTTTCCAAGCGTTTTCGTCAGACTTCTTATTGTACTGGCTTGTAAGATTGGAATTATACTGTGTTTTCTGTTCCTCTGTTAGATTAGCGTTCGCTATCTTTGCTCTCTCCTCATAATACCACCTGTCAAGTTGAAGTTGGTCTGAAAGCTGTGTTTTATAAGCTTTAGTCAGTTCGATAACAAGGTCTTGACTGTCCTTTATACGCTGCTGGTTCAGCTTGTTTAAGTCTGCTAAATATTGCTTGTTGGCATCGGTATCAGCAATAAGGTATTCGCCTTTCGGGAAATTCTTTTCGTATGACGCTTTCATTTCTTTTTCTACATCATCCAACGTCTTTGCAAGTCCGGGAAACAACTGTTGTACCTCCGCTTCGGACAGTCCTGCATCTTTCAACTTTTGATGCAAGTCCAACTGGTTGAACATATCTTCAATGTTCTTCTTGGTCTTTTCAAGCTGTTTCTGTATATTTTCTATATCGTCACTATCCAACAGTTGATATGAATCATTAATAGCACCTTGCTTCTTTCTAAAATCTGTGATTATTTTAGAAATTTCCTGCAATGCTTTTGCCGTATTCTGCTTGTTTGGAATGAACATATCCCCGATGATGCTTTTGGGCATATTCACGTTTTTAAGGGATTTCTCATAACGCTCCATAACAGTCTTAGCAGCCTTATCACTGCCCATTACCTTGTTTAGCTTCTCGTATTCCTTATTCAGTTCTTTGATAAGGGAAATGCGCTCTGCTAATATGTCACGTTGTAGTTTTGTATCTGCGTCTTGCCCAGTATTATTGTTTGTTTCTCTTTTCTTAGTAAAGTCTATATTATAAATAGGAGCTGTAATTTGTTGAACAAAATCTTGTGACCAACCATGCGATATTGCATAGTTGTTTACCATTGCGGCTTTCACATCATTGTCATAGTTCTTAAAATTGAAAACATTATCAAAAAAAGAACGAATTTTTTCTGTCATTCCGTTTTTGGAAGAATCAAGACTGTTCTTTATCACGTTTACATTTTCAAGTATGTTGCTTTTTATTCCAGCAAAAGTGGTTGTAATAGTTGATTGCCCCCCAGCGGATGTTGGTGAAAAATTAATTCTTGTATCTTCTATCGACTCTAAAAAGTCTAATAGCCTTGTATAATAATCTTGTATAGCTTCCAAAGAACCTGATTCTGTTACGCCTTGTTCCAATTCTTTAAGTTCTTCTTGCGCAATAAATCCTATTCCCTTATCTGCTACTTTTGCCAATTCTGCCCGTATCTGGGTTATTGTCGCCAATGCTTTCTGATAAGATTCTGTTAGTCTTTCGTTTGCTTCGTCCGCATCGGTCTCCCAAAACATAGAATTGCTTTTCTTGTCAGCATTGTATTTATAGTCTAACACAAGCATATCATCGAGATATTGCTTATGCTGTTTCAACAGCTTATCATATTGTTCTTTTGCTTCATCCTCTGATATATTTGCTTTTATCTCTATTTCAAATCCCTCGTTATTCATTTCTTTAACAAGGGCGTTTAACGCTTCTTTAATTTGGGGTTTTGATGTTTTCTCGTCTATTGTTACCGAAATACGTTCTATCTCAGAACTCCTTACTTTCCCTTTATAATATCTATTTTCAGCTTCTTTTTGCCTTTTGTTGTATTCGTCTTGTATCTTTATTAATTCATTAAAGACACCTAATGCTGCTGTAATAGCCATTAATGGGAATGAAGCCTTGAATGTTGCTCCAAACGCCTTTATAGCATTACCAGCTTTACCAAGTCCTACAGAGAATAGCCCAATCGCCCCATTTGCAACTCCAATTTTTTTAGTCCATGCAGTAATAGCCATGGATGCGATTATTGGTGCAAACGCTTTCGCTATATTAACGACCGTTTCCCAATTATCAATAAGGACTTTCACGGCATCTATTGAACCTTTCAGCGTATCTTCATTAGCCTTACCAATAGAATTAAGCATAACGTCTATACTGTCCTTCAAGTTGGAAATTTTACCTTGTAAAGTTTCGGCTTGGATTTCTTGCATATTGTAGAACAATCCTCCGCTGTCAGTTAACCGTTTGAAGATGTTCTCAATATCCTCAAAAGTTACTTTTCGTTTTGAAATCATATCCACAATTTGGGCTGTGGTATATGCTTCTCCTTTTACTTCTTCAAAATAGCGTTGCAACTCTCCATACAGATTGATACCAGCCTCAGTGAACTGCCGGACTTCCGTACCACGCAAATACGCTGCCGCTTTGACCTGCCCATAAGCAAGGATAAGTCTGCCCATATCAACACCTAAACCTGCGGACACATCGGCAAGTCGTTTTGTCGTGTCATATAACTTGTCGCTCTCAATACGGTATGCTGCAAGCTGTTTTGTGAATGTAACCAGTTCCTTAATCTGGAATGGTGATTTTACAGCAAGTTGGACGGTCTTGTTGAAAATTTGGTCTGCTTGTGATTTATTTTGTAAGATTGCTTGTAACGAACGCTGCTGCAATTCAAATTCACCACGCACTTTTGCCAACTTGCTGATATAACCTTCAATCTGTGACACGGAGAACACCAAAGCAAGCTGACGGCTTAATTGCCCAGCCGTATCCATTAGGTTGCGATGGCGCGTGGCAAGCTGTTGTGATTTAACTCCTGCTTCTGTCAACGCTTGGTTGTGTCTGGCGATGGCTTGGTTTATCTGTTCAAGCGTGTTTTTATAGTTGGCATCGGTGGTATTTAAAGATAGTCTGGCTTTTTTCAGATATTCGATTGCTTGTACGTTCTGTTGTAGTGATTTAGTGTTTCTCGAATAATCCAAAGCCCCTTGCGGTGTCGTGCGTTGTGCATATTCCTGTGCTTTCCTTGCATCTTCAGCAGCTTTTGCAGCACGTCTGTCAGCAGCTATTCTTCTTTCCGTCTCTTTTTCTTTAGATTGGGCACGTTGCTCGTCCGTCTTTCGTTGCTCGTCAAGCTCCATCTTCATGTAGCGCATGGCTTCTACCGCAGCCTTTTGTTGCGGCTTTGACAGGTCCATGTTCTCAACGTATTTTTTCAAATCCGAATATCCCTGCTTCAATCCGGAGATGTTTAAGTTACTGAATGAACCTTCACCGATTTTATTACTGCTTATTCTATTTAGGAGGTCTGCCGCACGTGAAAGGCTTTCGTTCAGAGAAGTCGTCTTTCTCGTAGTTTCTTCCGCACCTTTACCTGCTCCTTCAAACGGATTGCCTTTTATGGCTTCTATCTTTTTGGCTAACGAAGTGATAACATTCTCTAACTTGCTTGTATCTACTAGCACACTGCCAAACCCGTTTTTCAACGCATCCGCAGCCGTATGTGCGTGCTTCTCTATCTTCTCCAGCTTCTCATCGAAACTATCCAACTTCTTTAATACATCAGGGGTTATGTTGAGGAAAGCTCCTGCTTCGTTATTTACCATATCGTTATCCTTTTTTATTAATTATGGGCATACCCAAATCATTCAAGTTCTTCAAATCGTCAACACTTCCTATTTTGCTGACCTTCTTTTTTTTCTTGTCCTTGTTTCCGTATTCTACATGGGAAAAATCAAACGAGCTTAACCGCACCTGCCCAACTGTCATTCCCCATAAATATTCGTCACGAGAGCACCAAGTGTTGGAGCGCAGAAAATCAACCATCTGTCCCCACTCGGTACGGGATATTATCAGCTTTGTTCCGTTTTCTTCATCTTCCTCGTCAATGTTATTTCCCTCACGGTCTGAATCACATTGGTACTCTCGAAAAAAAAATCCGTGCTTATGAGGTTAAGAATTTCACCCAGCAGTAAAGCCCAGTCTTTCATGTCGTATTCCCCCCACATAAGAAGGTCATATATTTGGTGGTACTCCTCGGAAAGTTCTCTCTTATCATAATCAGAAAATATTCTGTCCTTGTCATTGAGTAGTGCAAGGGTTATTACGTTCACCACCGCAGGAAGATTTACGGAGAACTCTTTTATCACATCACCCATACTTAGTTTTTCTCCCTTCACAATCTGACACGCTTGTTCGGCTATAAGCCATTGAACGCCGGGCTTCAATCCTTTAATACGCCACTCCGTACCGTGAAGTTTTACAATGCTTGGGCTATCATTCATTATCCTTGCCAAACGTTCCATTGACTCATCAGATATAGGAGTACAAGCCGTTACAACATTTGTCTTTAGTCCTGTATCTTTTTTCTTTGCTCTATATACTGCCATGATTATAAACATGAAGGGCGGCGGCATATAAGCCTACCGCCCGTAAACACTCTAGTTATCTATTATGAACAAGTTTTATTTGGGTAAAGTATAAGCTGAATCTACATAAAACGGCGTTCTGATAGTTTTCTCTCCATCAGTGATATTTGCATCATACGCTGTTCCTGCAAGATTGATACGCCCCACATTAGAGTTCAAAGATTCAAGCATTAGTTTTGAGTTAAGCTGAACTTTAGGAACCACAAATGCGGTCATCGTTTCCCCTTCCTCGAACACTACGTCAATCTTTGCATACAACTTCTTGTATTGAGCCGGAGCAAAGTATTTAGTAGAGACAGTAGTTCCTGCCGTAAATCCCATGAGAGCGACCAATAGGTCTTTTTGTGTATCTGCAACCTCAGCTGTAAACTGGTATTTGCCAAGCTTCACGATGGAAAGAATGGGGCTGTCGGAAGTTTCACACTCGATGTCGTTTACATCGTTATCGTCTTGAGAGATTGAAGTGGTATCCTCAACTACATCTTCAAGGATATAAGAGTCACCCTTTGGCGTATCGTCTTGTTCAGAGCCAGTGAACAGAGTTGCCACGATGTAAGAAGGCTTGATGAATTTTTTGGCTGTTGCGCCAGTATTGTTTACTGCCATAATTTTAAAGTATTATCCTGTTAATAAATTGTTTACCTTATTGTCACTTCTATGTTTATCACATTGTAGTAGTAGTTCCTATTTTGGTCATAATCTGCATCACGGAAATTTACATCAATCACATAATGGGTGTCTTTGCATGATTCAATAGCCTTGTCAAGCGCAAGTTCCATTTTGTACAGTTCCTTCACGGGCTTCGTACCGTGACTGTCAACTGATTTTGCGTACAAGAACACGTTGGCAGAACCTTTGGCATAAGCTCCGTAATCTTTCATGGAAAGCACATCAACAAGTACCATTTCTTTCCAATTGCTTTCAACAGTGGCAGGCATATTCCCGATGAACAGGTTGTCGGATATAGCCGCTTTTGTCAGCAGCATGGAAAAAAAGTTTTCCACTTTTGATGTTGTCTTGTATTTGCTATCCATATAATCAGTATTTACCGTTCTTTATAATTCCAAAAGTTGAACCTTTAATTCTGTTGCTTAATGTTTTGAGTTGGTTTTGAGCAATGGCGATTACCTCATATTTGTACTTTTCCTGTAATATTTGTCCGTATGGCATTGCGGCTACTATCACAAGGTCAATTCCATCATGGGGCTTATATTTACGTTCAAGAAAATCCGTTATCGCATCACGTCCGTATAGCGGCTCTCTCTTCCAAATTCTTGGGGCTAACGCGTATTTCGTTTGATAACCGCTTTTGGATAGTTTGCCGTTAACATATATTCCCCATCCGTAGCTATCATGAAGGTTGTCTGTATCATTTTTATAAGTAACCCTATTCAATTCTTCTGCAATTATTTTGTCGGCTTCTTCCGATAAGAACTTTATAAGTTTATTCAATGAATCTGTCTTAACCTTCTTTGCCATAGCTTACACTTCGCTCATTTTTATGTCAACCGAGCAACCACCAAGTTGACTATATTCAAGTCCTATAACCCTGCCTTGGATTGGTATTGCATAATCCTCGCACTTAAAATTGGTATTGAAACGTATAGGTAGCTTCTCGCCAACTTCGCACGGGAAAAACACTTTATAATCAGCCATGATAGTGCCGCCATTGAACATCTTGGAAGCTTGCTGTATATCGCATTCGGTTTCAAGAAGAATGGTTTCTTCCGAAGTTTCCGTATTGATAGAACCAGCCGTATCCTCACCGCCTAGTAAATCACCGTCAAGCAATCCTCCGTTACCGAGAAGGTCTCCGTCCTCCGGCTTTTTCGTTATCACGGTATAGAATGTGCCATGAAACGGATATTCGGTTATTGCTTTTCTTTTGAGGCGCATAAGCTACATATCTAATGAATTTTCATTGACCCAACTCATACTACCAGAATCCATGCTTTTCAACGCTTCTTCTTCACCATACTTTTTGTACAGTGCTTTCAGACGGTCTTTCAAGTTTTGGATTATGGCAGCTGTTACCGTCTCACTACCTATGTCCTGTCTGTAATTCCCGTGCTGGAGTGACGATGAAGCCACAGACCACGGTCCGTTTATGACAAGCTCATAGAGTGCGATAAGGCAATGGTCTTTCATGTATTCGTCTATTTTGGAACGGTCTGAAATAGACATCAAACCGTTCTCGTATGCGATATTTTCAAGCGCATCATCTTCAAAGACAAACCTTGTAAGCCCATTGAGGTATGCTATCGGGTCAAATGATTTTTCCATAACTACTACTGCAATGTGTTGTACATTTAATCATCTGCCTGACTCGTATCTACAATCACATGATTACGGAATGTTTTCAGTGCAGGACAAGCCGACATCATTACATCAGTATGCCATTCCTTATACAGCCCGTTGTTTGTTGTTGTATTCACAATCGTGCAGAGACCATCATTAGCCTGAGCAAAAATCTTGGTTATTGCGCTTGAACCATACTTGTCAAACATCTGTTTGTCTAAGTTATTGGTGTATTCAAACTCACAAGCATATCCGGCAGGACGGAGAACTGCAATCTTATCATCCCAACCTTGCACAAATGTGTCTCCGGTATTGGTAAGATTACGCTCACGCTCTTCAACAATTTCAATTGGAGATACACCGGGATAATCACGGAAAGCTGCTAAGAACAACTCACGTGTAGTAGGCGCAGTAGTGGTTGTCGCGATGTAAGCTAAAGGATTTTTCTTGAAACTTTCAATCAATTCCTTAACTTCGGCATTTTGCAACACTACTTCGTAAAACATTTTACGTGTTACCTGCCATACCAATGCGCCTTCATACCCCCATTTATCACGGTATTCCTTTTCCTTTGTAGCCATTTGACTAAGGATTTTACAACTGGGGTCAGTCCAAGCCACCCATCCTGCTTTCGTAAAATTATCTTCTGGAATGTCGGCTTTATGCAGGGGTATCTGAATACCACGCGCAATGTTTCTATAATCAATGTTGCCTTTTGACATCAATTGTGCGGTCATGAAGTTCATGGTCGCATCCGCACTATCAATCTGGGACTGTAATGTATGTACCCAAGCGGCTACCAAATCGGCATCGTTTCCAAACAATTCAAACTGTTTTTCCTTTGCTTCACGCTCCATAGCCGTTTCAACAAAGCCCGGAGCGATAAAATCAGGTATAGATGCGGTGTACCAATATATTCCGTCTTTATCCATTTGGTTACTGTCACCAAGAGGTGCACGCAAGTCCATTAAAGGAGCAGCTTTTAAATCACGACCTTTTACAGAAAAGGTGGCGATACCATTTGGGGCAGTAGGGGTAGGAGCACCAGCCTTGACACCCTGAGTTTTGTACCAACCATAATTAGTATATAGCAGACCTTCTGTATTGATAAAGGATTGCAAGAAACGCTGATTCGTCTTGTCGGAGAAGAACTTTGCGTATCTACTGTTATTAAAATCAAATTTAGGCATAGTCTTGTCAATTTTAAATGTTAAACCAACCCTTAACCTTGCTCTTGTTTAGCGCTTTTAATGCAGCCGAAAGCGGTTGCATTCTATCTTCATATAGGAATACATCACCTAATGCTAATGCAGGAGTGATAAGGTATTTTGCTCCATCGAAATCATCTTCGGATGCAGCTGGGTCAAATACAAAGTCAAAGTCACAAGGGAGGTATGAATTGGGATTAGTAACCATTGGGGATTTGGACGCTCCAACTTCTTTTGCTTCAACAAGCACAGAACTTGTAGTTAGTGCTCCGAGTGTTGCACTGAGCGTTACTTTCCAGACGTCCCCGGCCGTATCTTCAGTTGTCTTTTCAACCGCTGTGACCGTAACCGCTGTTCCCTTACCAGTCAATGTGGTAGGTGCAACCATAAGGACATCCCCTACAAACGGAATGAGGGAATATCCGTCTCTTTTCAAGTAAATAGTTGTTTCATCTCCACCGGATGTGGCTTTGGCAACCGCATACGATTTCAAAATACGTACTTCACTACCATTTTCTCCATTGCTTGGGATATACTCTGCGAGAGTTCCGGCAAAAGCTCTTGCATTGCCTTTGAATGGGTTTTTAACAATCCCGCCACTGGTAGGAAATACAAGCGCATCCTTTCCGCTCATCTGTAATTTCACGAATACATAGCGATGTCCACCAATGCTTCCGCGAGCTTGAACCAGCGCCCTACCAGGAAGGTAGCCGCTGCTCAATAGAATTTGCTGATAAAAATCTGCCATTTTCTTTTGGGTTTAAATGATTATTATTTTTCTTCTCTGTGCGATTGCTTCTTTACGACAGCAACCACATCGGCAAAGTCATCGGGTTTTTCAGTACCGCCTCCTGCGCCGCCCGGAGTGATGTTAGGTGGAGTGCTTGCATTAAACTTATTGTAGCTCTTGACCAGTCTTTCTGTGAGAGCATCAACATCTGTTTCAGAATCAATATGAATCAATTCGAGCTGGTCATTAATCCAATCTTCATTCTTGATTTCTTTCCCTTTCAAGGCTGATTTGAGTTGATTGCGTTTGTCTGAGATAGCTTTTGCCTTTTTCTCTTCCTCACGCTCTGATTTCAAGTCTTGGAGTTCTTTGAGTAGCTTATCCAGTTTGCTTTCGTCTCCTTTGTTATCCTTGTCATCATCTTTATCTCCCTTATCATCCTTTGCGGGGTGATTCTTTTCCCACTCCTTTACGAATTTTGAATTGTCGTTCCTGATGTTGTTGTCATCCTCTTGGAAGTCCTCCAGATAATCGGCAACCGCATCATCCAATTCCAACTCGTCATTACCACTCGCTTTCTCCAACCGCTTGTAGATTCTTTCCACCTTGCCGTTGAAACTTCTCTCACTCATCGCCAAGTTTTTCTTGCCGTTGTTGGTGATTCCTGCTCTCAGTGCTTCTGAAAACTGTTCTTTCGTAAACTTCATACACTATATGTTTTATAATGATTATATGCGAAAGTAATACTTTAATAAAAAGGTGTAACTATAAAAAAATACTGTATTTATCACTATGATAAATAGACATTAGTTTAAGTATATATTACCTTATTATTAAGAGGTATTTTTGCTTTTGATGAAAGAGCAAGAAGTACATAATGCGATAGTGAAGAAGCCTTTCCCTGGTTTCCAAACCTACTTTGCTTCAACGAACGTGGATATATGTTTCGGTGCCGGCGGGGTCGGAAACGGGAAGTCATACTCTCTTGCTCTTGGATTCGCTGAACCGTTAATGCTTGACCCTGATTTTAGATGTTTAATAAGTCGTAGAAGCCTTGGGAACCAAAAAGCAGGAGGAGGATTTGTTGATACATTCAAGGACATATTCGGGGAATATGTAAAAGTTAAAGAGGCAGACACACCACGTATATCATTCCCAAGTGGAGCGTACTGCGATTTGACTTATATAGACCCAACGAATATAGACAGAATGAGGGAGCGTGCGAAAGGATGGCAGTACGATGCGATTGCCATTGATGAGCTTACCGAAATGCCTTGGGAGGTATTTACGTACATTCAATCCCGTAATCGTGGAAAAAGCAAGACATTCACGGGGAAATTCCGTGCGACATTCAATCCTAAACGCACCCATTGGACGAGAAAATTCATAGGTTGGTATGTTGGAGTTAACGGGAAGGGTATCCCTGATAGAATAGGGAAAGTCAGATTCTTTTTTGTTGCTGGGTCTACCGTTGATGATGTGATTTGGGGAGATTCAAAAGAAGAAGTTTACGCCAAGTGCAAGATACAGATAGACAGTTTGATTAAAGACTTGAAAGGTAAAGCGAAATATCAAGACTTTATCAAATCGTTTACCCTATACGAGGGCACAGTTGATGAAAATGAAGCTCTGATGGGAGGCAATGCAGGATACGTTGGTTCAGTTGCCGCTTCTGGTACACGCTCTGCTGCTGGGCTTATAGGTGTAAACTATAATGCAGACCCAGATTCTGACGAAAAGATACCTATCCCTTCCACTTTCGCACAAGGCGTATTCAACAACAACCCAGCCGTGAACGGTGACAAATGGATTACCGTGGATTTGGCGGATTATGGCACAGACAACCTTGTTGCACTTGCATGGGATGGATTTCACGCATACGACATACTCATTCTCAGCAAGTCTACTCCGAGAGAGAACGCTATGGCAGTGAAGACATTCGCTTTTGAGCATGGGACGGCAGAAAGCCATATCATTTTTGACGCGACTGCCGGACGATATTTCAACGATTACATTCCCGATGCAGTGCCTTATATCTCACTAAATAAACCTTTCGGGCTTTACCAACTTACCGCAATGACAGTCAAGGATATGTGCTATATCAGATTATGCAAGATGATAGAGGAAGGTAACTTGACATTTGACGATAAACTTGCCGTTCATACTTACACTCATCAAAATTTGAAATACAAAGTGACGGTTGAGAACGAGTTTATGGAAGAATGTTCCGTTGTGCGGTTTGACGATATGCAGAGTGGGAAGAAGCGGCTTTGGAACAAGAAGAAAATGAATCAGATGTTAGGGAAAGGCAGGTCGATGGACTTGTTAGACCCATGCGCTATGAGAATGCTTCCGTGCGCTAACATTGAATACGGGAATGAGATTCAAGCAGGGTATTACAATCACGAAGAAGAAACCAAACAAGCGTTCCATGCACAGACAGAAGGAAGTATTTACGATGAACATTTATGGTATTAGGTTAGGAAATGATTAGTTACAATGATATAAAGGATATTCTCAATTCTCTTAAAACAGAAGGAATTGAAGCAAGGGTAAGAGACGTTGCCTATTTGGTAATGTGTGATTCTTTCGTAGATAAGACTCTTGCTGCCAAGGTTGCTTACCAAGAAGATGAAAAGCCTTCAAACAAGGTGTTATCTACGCTTGCCGAGAAACTGAAACCTTTCGGCATCGGCGCTATCACTACCATATCTAAAGATGAGAACCGAGAAGCATTGCTGAAAGAAATATCGGAGATGAAACAGATTGCTGACGATGCGAAAACAAGTGGAGATTCAGATACTTTCATCAAAGCAAGCAAGGTCGTGTTGGATGCACGTGTGAAGCTGAACGACAAGTTCAACATTGAGGAAGAAGAGGGACAACGAAGAATTATTGTTGTTCCGCAGAAGCACGACATTATCTGCAAATGGACCTCGAGAGAGTGTTCTGCTATGCCCAGCAAGGAAGCTTGCATGAAGTATTACAACCTAATTGATGCGGAAAAATGACACGGGAAGAGAAAAAAACATATCTATTGCGGAACGTAAATGCCTTGTTGCAGAAGAAGCCGTTTTTTAGAGGAAGTAACACTTGCTCTACAGACGACTATTCCGACGGCCAGTCCGCATCCATTACCGAAACACGCACGGCAAGGCTTCCGAATGTAAAAAAGAATATCGTTTCGCAGGAAAAGTTTCTGAAAGAGCTTGACCCGATGAGTCATGAGGTGTTATTTGACCAAAACTTACCGAGCATTTGCGTGAAGTTGGAAGATGGAGGGTATCAGGAAATCAAGTTCCAGCGCACGGCATTGGCTTTCCAAGAGCAGATACTGGCGAGCCACGTAATTTACCTGTGCGGAAATCCCTGTACTCTGTCTTTGAGAGGTGGCGCTCCTTCCGAGAAAGATAAAGCCAACTATTCCACAATCAAGGAGTATTGGGTAGACAGGAATATGGATGGATGGCGTACAAAGGCAGTCCGTTCGCAACTTGCGACAGGCGATGCAGGACTTCTGTTTTATTATGACCATAAAGGACGTATCAAATGCCGCCTGATAAGTTATGAAGATGGTTATGTAATCATATCACACAACGACAACAACGGTGACAGACTTCTTGAAAGTGTCTACTATGCCGATGCGGACGGTGTGGAATACATTGACAGTTACGATGATACCTATATGTACCGTATGCACACACCGATAGACGGTGAAGAAGCTGACGAGGACGGTTTTGTAAGAGAACTTCCTATATTGCACGGTTTCAGCGAGATACCATTGTGTACTAAACGCGGTGATGTGGCGTGGAACAACGGTCAGAGCCTTATCGAGATTTACGAGATTATCTACAACATCTTCTTTGTCATTCAGAAACGGAACGGCTGGGGCATTCTATATATCAAAGGCAATTTGTCAGAAACGACAAAGAAACTTGCCGGGAGTATCATTTTGCAAGACAAGTCAATGGACGGTAACGGAAGTGCAGAGTTCAAAGCACCTCCAAGTCCGCAAGGGATGCTTGACAGTCTGCAAGACTTGTTTGAGAAGATACAGATAAACACTTCCTGTACTTTCCTTTTGCCGAAAGATGTCAAGTCAAGTGGCGACATTAGTGGACTGGCTATTACGCTGACCCGTGATTTGGACTTGAAAAATGCCCAACAGGGCGTAATCGAATGGCAGAATTTCGCAGACAAGATGATGCGTCTGTTCAAGGAGGGATTGGCCAAAGAATTGGTGAAAAAAGGCGAGAACGTAAACGCCATTACAGAATTTGACAAACTTCGTGTCAGCTGCAAGTTCAAGATATGGCAACCGTTCAGCGCAACAGAATACAATAACATTCTTATTTCAATGAAACAAGCCGGCATTCTTTCCACAAAAACGGCTATTGAGAAGAACACAGAATCTGTTCCTGACGAAGAACAACGTATAGCAAAGGAGAAGGAAGAGGCTCAAAAGCTATTGGAGAAACAGCAAAAAAAGAATAAAGGAGTTACGGAACAAATTGATGTGGCAAAAGAATAAATGGAAAAGGAAAGTCTGTACATATTAAAACTTGACACGCAAGGAAGTAAAGTTAAGTTCCCGAATGCTGATGCACCTGCAAAATTAGGTGAGTACACCTATACAGCACAGCGTATGGCAGGAACTCCCACGCTGAATGCTACCCTGAACTATCCTTCATGTTTAGATGAACTGTGGACAGGAGAGGAGTTTGTCGAGTTCAGGGGGGAAAAATACTATATTGACCAAGTGCCTACATCTTCAAAGGATAACAAGAGTATCATGTACAAGCATGAGCTTCAATTCGTTTCAGAACGTATCATGCTGGAGAACGTATATTTCATGGACGTGGTGACAGCTGGGGAAGACACATATCATTCCAATTCCACTTCCGTCAAGTTCATGGGGGATATAAACGAGTTTGTTGGTCGTCTTAATGCTTCAATGGCAAAATCGGGTATTGGATATTCGGTAGTGATTGATGAAGATATTACTTCTGAAAGCAAACTTGTTTCTCTTGACAATGTATACCTTGCAGAAGCATTACAGTCCATATATACCATATACGAACTTCCTTATTATTTTGTAGGTAAGGTTTGTCACATTGGATACACAGAACATGTTGTTTCAACTCCATTTGAGTATAGGAAGGGGCTTGTATCAATCAAGAAGATAAATGCCAATTACAAAATAGTAAACCGCGTCACGGGTATTGGAAGTTCTGATAATATTCCTTTCTATTATCCCAATGATGATGAAAAAGGTACAATTGAACGTTCTCAAAATCTTATGCCTTCCATTTATAGAAAGAGTGGGGGAGCGGAACGATTCTACAATGCGCTTAACGACACGTATAAGATACCAGGTACAAATGACTTCTATTCGTTTAAGAATCAATATTCTTCCAATAATGTAAAAGAATTTAAGATTGATTTCAGTGATATAAAGCCTACCATAGAGAATGTAACAAACGATTCGGGGCAGTTATTTGGTGAGATTGCGGATATTGCTTTTGATGCTAACGATAGTGACGAACTTGGAACAGGAGAAGGGAATAATATATTCAATGGCACGGACGAGTATGTACATTCTTATTTCTACATAAAATTACATATATATAATGGGGATTACGGTTTTAACCTATTCGAACAAGGCTTGGAAGGTGGTACGGCTGTAATCAATATGACCACGGGTAATTGTGCTGCTTGCGAGTTTGAAATAGGAGTTACCTATAAGGACAATGAGCCGGGAAGGGCATTCAATCCTGTATTGGTAGATTCTTTCGGGAACTTACCAGCAGGAGACTTTGAGCAAAAAGTTACCTCTAACACATCGAAATATATTGAGAGGCAGCAAGATACTTCCAAAAACGAAGTATGGATTGCTGTAAAAAAAGATAATAGCTCCTTTGGGGTTGTTATGCCAAATGCCACCAATAAATACAGACCTGCTATTGGTGATAAATTTGTACTAACTGGTATCAAAATGCCCAATCCTCTTATAATTGCCGCAGAAAAAAGATTGGAAGAGGCATTAATAAAATATATGTCGGAGAATAATGATGAAAAGTTCACTTTTTCAATAAACTTTTCACGAGTTTTCCTTGCTGAAAATAGTTATTTATGGAACGTGCTAAATGAAAATGCAAGAGTTTATATAAGGTATAATAATCATGAATACCTTATGTATGTAAGTACTTTTACTTGCAAGGCTGATAACAATTGCTTATATGATGTTTCTGTTGAACTTACAGATAAATTATCGGCAAATACTTCCGCTCTAAGAAGTACCATTGCAGAAATAGCAGGAGATATTATAGGAAGCAAGTTGGGAAACTCGAATAATTACAATGATTTATTTGCAAAATTTGCAAAAAAATTCATTCGGAAAGACCAACCCGATGAAACCAGTTTTATAGTTGACTTTTTGAAAGGGCTACGCTCTGAAAGCATCCTTTCTTCGTATATTCGTTCCATGAACTTTTCTTCCGGTGCTCTCGGCGAAGGCTTTGTTATTAAAGTAGACAGCAAGACGGGAGACAGCTATTTGGAAGTAGACCATATGTTGGCACGCAAGAGCGCCACGTTTATTGAGTTGCTGATACAGCGATTACGCCAGGTTGGCGGTCAGATAATACTTTCTCCCGCATCCATGTCATGTTCTAAGGTAGAGGAATACGATACCTTTTACCGCTGTTACTTCGAGAACACAGACGGGGAAAAGACCATTGTTCAGGAATTTGTAATAGGAGACCAAGCCCGCAGCCAGACATTCAACATCAAGCCAGGCGTACATGAGAATGTCTCTAATACCTACTATTGGCGGTTGGTGACAAGCGTAGGTGACAATTACATAGACCTTTCGAAGAGCGACTGTGACACGGGGTCTGCCGCACCACAAGCAGGCGATGACATTGTACAGTTAGGCAACCGGACGGATAAGACCAGACAGAACGCCATCGTATTGGCAGCATACGGGAATGATACTCCGAGCTTCCGTCAGTATGCAGGGATTGATTCTTATTCTTTGACTGGTAAAGAAGTGACAGCTTTCAGTCCTAATGGGAATAAAGTTACTGGTGACTTTATCCTGAAAACGGGTGTGAATATCCTTACCCAGTTCAAGATATTGGAAGATTTGATTTACTCTGAAATCTCCAAAGTGCTTGACGAGGTGCAGGCAAAGGATAATTATCTGTATAACGCATCATTTGCAAGCAATACGAACGGTTGGGAGACAAAGAACGATGTTCGTTTCTTTACTGTGAACGGAAAGTTCTTATTGGTTAACGACAAGTTCTATTCCCGCAAGGATGCCATGGCTACCATTATCAGAGACGGGGATAGAAACGTGCTTCGTATCCTTTCTTCCGGAATTAAACAGCCAAATGCGGACTTAGCCAATAAGCCGACCTATGAGGAAGGAGAAGAACCGAAGAAGTTCTTTATCTCTTTCCGGTATAAGGTAGCTACAGCCGGAACGCTGACAATAGGATTTCCCGGTCAGAACCTGCATTTCACCGAACATCTTGAACCGGGCGAGGAATACGCAATGAAGGAGTATTCCGGCGCATGGGACGGAACGGGCGATTTTGAGTTGAAGTTTACGGGGGATATATACATACATTCGCTGGCTCTTGCCGAAAACGCATTCGAGGATTTGTATACTAAATTAAGTTCCGAAATAAAGCAGACTGCGGAAAGTATCAGGTTGGAAGTAAAGGAACTCTCGGAAAGTAACAATCAAAGGTTCTCACAGATTGAGCAGACAGCGGAAAACCTCAAATTGTCTGTTACAAAAATAGAGGAAGATGTAACGCAGTTGGGGCTGGACATCAATGGGGTTACCGATGAACTTAAATTATATGTCAAAAAAGACGGATTAGGTTCAGAAATCAATGTGGCACTTGATAACATTTCCGTGGTTTCCAAAAATATATACTTTACCGGAAATATATCCGCCAACGGGAATGTGTCTATTCAGGCAGACGGGACAATAAAGGCTATTGGTGGATATTTTGAAGGAGAGATAAATGCAAACAGCGGGGTGTTTAAAAATGTAAGAACTCCTAACAACTCTTTGGTGATAGACGAAAATGGGAATGTTAGCATTGTTGGCAAAATATCAACCGCTTCGTCAGGTACAAAAATAGAAATAAACCCAAATTCAAACAGCCTAAAATTTTATAATTCAAAAGGATATGATGTGGGTGGAATTTCATTCCTTGATAGTGGAGGCGGAGGTACTTCTGTTACTTACCCAAGATTAAAATTGGACAATATAGCAAGTGATGGCAACTTAACTGCGTCTACTACCCTTTTTGCAGGGTCATTGTCAATGATTTCAAATTTAAGTGGTTCAAGATACCAGGTGTCTCTTGGCATCAGCGGACTTTCTTTTTATAAAGATGGAAGATTAACTAAATCATACCCAAGCTCATGAAAAAGATAAATTTTAAACAATTACTGATTGCTACGGACATTACCCGTAAGCATTGTGAAAATATAGATTGTAGAGAGAATTTTGCGAATGTATTATACCGGAACGGTAACGGTATCGCATCGCATGCACTCGCTTTGAAGATATACAACTCCAATGAAGAGACAGAGTATAGTGATGAAGAAATGTCCCTGATACAAGAGCATGCAAATGCTTTTTGCAAACCTTTCTTCATTGACGCGCTCAATCGTGCTATCAACAATCAACCGGAAGAAGTAACCGATAAACAGGAATAATTATGGCTTGGACAGAACAGGATTATCAAGAAATAGTTGCCCGTCTTATGGCTAACTCCATAGGGGTTAATGAAGTACCGAATGCGGACAAAGCGGATGATGTAACATCATTACCTGCATTTAAACCTTCAGGAAGCAACAGTGAAGCTTCTGTGGTCAATTATCCTTTAGAATTTTTGAAAGGAGAACAAGGCGAGCCAGGTATACAAGGAGAACCAGGAAAGTCATTTAAGGTAGCCGGCGAATACGCCACCCTTGAAGCCTTGAAATCTGCCGTTCCCGATGGTTCGGCAGTTGACGGGTTCATGGCTGTAGGTACGGAAGCCCCTTATGATTACTACGCATGGGTGAACGGCGAATGGGTAAGTCAGGGGAAGATAGGCGGCATAGATGAAGCGCCAACTGATGGAAAGGCATACGGTCGTAAGAATGGGAATTGGGCGGAAGTTCCTGAAAAATCCGATGTTCTTACCAAGACCAACACTTCATCATTCACCCCTACGGGCGATTACCAGCCTGCAACGAAGAAGTATGTGGATGATAAACACATTATGCTTACGATTACAGATGAAGCTCATATACAGTTGATTTCAAATCAAGAAGTTAAAGCAGGAGAAGCCGAATCAAAAATAAATCTTGTATTTGGAAGCATTGATAATTTTAAAAATATTATACAGAGATTATTAAGTGATAATATTTTATTCCTAAAAATTACAGAAAAAGAAATCTTTAAAGTAAGTACGAGTCACACATATTGCAATCCCGATAATGGAGCTTATGAACTTTCGTTTATTTATACTTATACTTCTATTGCCGATGCAAATAATATTAGCTTAGTTACAAAAAGAATTTTTATTGCATTGAATTCAAATGCTACAAATTTTTTCGTAGTAAAAGATATACTCGTTTCCGACAACCTCACCACCCTCACCAAGAAAACCGCTGCCGAGTACGATACTATTGGCTCTAAGGATGCCAATACAGCATATTGTGTAACCGATTAAAGGATAATGATTATGTTAAAAATAGGAGAATTGACCTCAGGGCTATTTGCTGGAGATAAGCTGATTGCGGGCAAAGAATTTGATTGGAGCAAATTATATGATGCTTTAACCTATTTACCACCTACTGATACACAATATGGAACAAGAATGTTAATAATAGCCAATCTTAGTTCACACGATATTAGTCTATATAGAAGTGGACAATTAACTATTGTTGAAAGTGGTAAAATAGATTGGTATTCTAATGGTGTAGGTAGTAATATTGATTTTGATATACAAAATGAAAGCAACGGCCCTGTTAGATATTTAGAAATCTATAAATGTAGACTTGTAGGTAGTAGTGATTCGCAAATGGAAATTAATGAAAATATATGTCAACCTGGAAGTGCTATTCAAAGTTTTATTGCTGGCGATTTTGATGATTTAGATTATGTACTTTTTGTTTTTGATTATAATGAATAAATAAGATGATGTATATGAAAACAATCTACTACAACAGCAAATTAGCCAAACTTATCCTCTTTGGAGGCTACACAACAATCATGTTCATCGGCTTCATCCTTACGAAGCTGAAAGAGTTGTCCGAAACAACCATACGTCATGAACGTACACATCAGAAACAGTTCTTCGAGTGCATGGAGATAGCGGCTATCCCATCCGTATTGTTGGCGTTTCATGTCAGCGCATGGTGGTTGCTCCTTATCCCGCTATTCTATTACATTCTGTATTTGGCTGAATGGTTTGTAAGCTTCGTGTACCATCTGTTTACAGACGATAAGATTGGGGACGGCAAGGTCAATAAAAACGCTTACCGTGCGAGCGCATTTGAAATGGAAGCCAAACTCAACCAGGATAATCCGAACTATCTGAAAGAACGCAAATGGGGTGCATGGTTCAGATACTACGGCAAGATATGAAAATCCCGTCCTACTCTCACGAGCAAAACGGAATGACAGTAGTTTGCTTATTTGATAAGAGACACAAAGATAGGAATAATTGACAAATAACGATAAGATGAAGAATAACATTATTACCCAAAGCATACCGGGTGGTTTCTCGGTAATAGCAAGCAGTTTTATTGCACAGTCATTGGAACACATGATACCGTGGCTGATAGTAACATTTTCAGTCGTTGTATGCGATTTAATGTTCGGGATAAGGAAATGCTTGCTATTGGGTGAAGAATTTCGGTTTTCAAGTGCCGTGCGCCGTACTATGGGTAAAATGGTGACATACTTTGCCTTTGTTTGTATGGTGGTGATGATAAACATTGCTTCCGGCAATAAATGGAATATTGATGTGTATTCATGCTTGTTTGTCTGCTTCATAGAGTTCTGCTCTATCATAAGCAATATCTTGAAGCCAAAGGGATATAATTTTAACTTACTGAAAGCGTTGGGATTGTTCGGAAAGAAAGTGCTCGATGTCAAGAAAGAAGATATGAGTGAAATAATAACTAAAGATAAGGAGTAACAAAATGAAAAAGAAACTGATTATCGCAGCGATTGTTATCGCTATCATCGTGGGAGTTATGCTGTACATGCACTACACCCCGTTTTGGGTGAACCTGACTACTGTTGCATCATTCGGTGTCGGTGTTGTTGCCGGATGGGTGGCTCGTGTGGTTTATGACAAATATTTCAAGGAGGATGTGCAGAATGAAAATATTGATTGACAACGGGCACGGAAGTAACACTTCGGGCAAGTGTTCACCGGACGGAAGATTGAAAGAGTATGCGTATACCCGTGAGATTGCCATACGTTTGGAAGCCGAATTGCGCAAACAAGGCGTTGATGCCGAACGTATCGTCAAAGAGGAAATAGACGTTCCTCTATCGGAGCGTTGCCGTAGGGCGAACGAATACAAGGCAAGTGACACAATCCTCGTATCTATCCACTGTAATGCAGCGGGAAGCGGCTCTGAATGGATGCAGGCACGTGGTTGGGAAGCGTGGACTTCGGCAGGTCAGACGAAAGCCGATAAATTAGCTGATAGCTTATATGTGGCAGCCGGACGACTTTTGCCGGGTATGAAGATACGCAAGGATATGACGGATGGCGACCCTGATAAGGAAAGCGGGTTCTACATTTTGAAGCACACGAAGTGCCCGGCAGTCCTTACAGAGAACCTATTCCAAGACAATAAGGAAGATGTTGGCTTCTTATTATCGGAAGAGGGGAAGCGGGCAATAGTGGACTTGCATGTGCAGGGAATTGTGAACTATTTGAATAACTCTAAAAAGTAAACATCATGGCAGCAGAAGTTTTATCATTTCAACAAGAAGAAGGCAAAACAGCGTATTACGCAACGTTTGTCAGTGACGGTAATCCCGTTACCATACAGATAAAGAACAAGGGCGGAATGGTGACTGTATTTGCCAATATCGAGGGCATGAATCCTATCCCGCTTTTCCCAAATGCCAATCAAGCCTTAGGTCCTTCCAATGTGATATTTCGTCTTATTGGCATAGCGGCAGGTATGGAAATTACAATAAGAAGTGCTACGAAAGTGTCAGAAGCGAAAATGATTAAAGAGGGATAGCCTTATGAAACCAATCACTATCCCTCACATCAGCATTCCTATAATCGGCATTCCCGTAATCAGCATACTTACCATAGGGTTTCCCGGTGCTGGCGGAAATAAGCCGCATCCATTTCCTGACGAAGGGTATTTATTATTAGCCAATGACGCTCCATTGTTGTTGACTAATGAAGAGCCGATATTGCTTACAAGTAAAAATAAATAGTAGTATGGAAGAGAAAATAGAAAAAGGACAACAAATTGGACAACTCCCCAAAAGAGACGTTTTGACGGGTAATGAGCAGTTTCCATTTCAAGAAGACAGAGAAAATGGTTCTATCACCCCTAACGTCCTAAAGAGTTTCATTAGTTCCGGAAAAGGTGGATATATGAGCTATATAACCGAGTATAATGTTTCCATTCATCATCCTTCATTCGGGATTGATGGCAGTAATAGATATACATTAGAAGGTGCTATTGTTCAAGTTCCGGAAGATATAAGAACGGTTGGGCTAAAGGTGTCATTCTTGAACAATAGCGGACTTGTGGAGACATGGGAATTTGCAGGTGGAGTATTTGAAAATATCGAGAACTGGAAATCAAATGAAGATAAATTGACCGATATTCGAGATGAAGCCATCGACAAAATAAAGGATGCGGAAAGTGATGCAATTTCAAATTTCAGTTCCCAGCGTGTTACTCCTGATATGCTGTCCGAATCAACCAAGCAGTTTATTAATGCAAGTGGTGGCGGTACAATAAACAATCTTGCGGACGACGAAGACCTTGTGTCTGTAGACAAAGGGGAAAATTTAAGTGTTTTAAAATTTGCTGACCGTGCCTATAATCTTGAAACGCATATAGGAATGGGATATAAAATTCTGCGCAGGAATATTATAGACGGTAAAAATATACTTACCCAAGAAATGTTTAACCGTACTAATACAGTTTATGTTATACAGTATGATTTTAATTTAGATGGTAAAACCATAAATCTTCCCAGAAGGACCAAACTGCTGTTTAATGGCGGTAGTTTGAGCAATGGAAAAATTAACTCAAAAGCTCACATTGAGAATTTCAGTGTTGATGGAAATTTTACGTTTAAAGATGTGCAGTTCGGAGCCTACAGTGCTGTGATGGATTTATCCAGTTGTATTCTTCCCACAATAGAAAAAGATGGAAATTATGGTTATGATTTGTCGTTTGTATTGAATACGATAAATAAATGGAAAGCAGATAATCATTATAACCTTAATCTTAAGATTGTTTTCCCATGGTCAACACTTTATTTTATAAAGGAGACCATCTATGTTGATAAAAATGTTTCAATAGATTTTAACGGTTCGATACTTGTTCCGATAAATAGCCTTGATTTTTGTTTTTCTGTTTCTTCCCAAAACCGGATGTACGATGATACCAATACAGGTAAAGTTCAAGGCTCTTATATAAAGAATTTTGTTATAAATGATTCTTTTGGTACAAGATCTAAGTTTATGTTTGTTGCTGACAATCATGAGATTTCCAATGTAAAGGCAATTAAACTGTCAAATACTTTATTAACCTATGGCGGATATATCGAAGATGCTCCGAATGATGTTAACTATATTGACTTTAAAAATATACATGATATTGAACTGAGTAATGAAGTTCGGAAATTTGACGATATTGTTATCGGTAAAGGTGATGGCTGTAGGTTGGACGGTATCCATGGATGTAAGATAAAGATAGAAGGTTCCCAGGGATTTGTCGCATCTAATTGCGTTAACTGCGGTTTCGAACTGCGGGGAAGTCAGGGTGTGATAATCAATCATCATGACGAAGAGGCCAAAGGGTATATACTGACTAATTCTTCATTGACTATGGTTGCTTCAAAGATATGGAAACATAATAGGAACTTGATAACTATAGCTGATGATACGGATTACATGCTATATGGGAATAAGATTTGTGCTTTATCTAAATTAGTTCTTAATGATGTCATTATTGCCGGTTCATTGCATCTGGATTTTGGGCTAATACCTAAAACTGTTTATGATATTTTTTGGGATAATGCAAAATGTGATACCGCTCCAAAGATTATTCTAAACAACACAAGGGTAAAGTCTTCATCCTACAGAGAATTTTTTAATACAGCCGGTGAGTGTTTACTATCAAATGTCAGGTATACGGACATCTGCCAGCCACATGGTTACACTTCTGAGTTAAATAGTATCACGGCAAAGCCTGCATGGTTTGAATCGGATTTGGCTATAAGGGATTTGTCCGGTTCAAAATATGATGTGTTTTACCTTTATGATGATATGAGAAAGGCAGGCGTTAAACTGAACGAAGTGGTTTTTAATGCTACTCCCAAACCGTTTGAAGAGCAGAAATATATTGCGACAATATGTTTGTCTAAGGATTTTAGTGACATACATTATGGAACGTTGCTTTTTTATCACAAAAATAAGGATGTAATAGATTACAAATATTCTCTCGGATTAGATAATTTTGAATTTCATACAGTCAATGAATATTGGGACAATGGAGAGGATGGTTATCTGTTTTTTGACACCGGTAATGCCTTGAACAACCGTATTTTTAAAACATTATCTTCCTCTTTAGATAAATACAATGAGTGCTCTAAGTATATAAAGAACGGCATTAACTGTATCGCTTATTTAAGAGAGATACCTCAATATGGAGAATGGATAATAGGCGATATGGTAGTAGTTGATGGAAACACATATGCCTATAATGGGAAATTATGGTTGGATGCAAGCGGTACTCCGTCTTCTGTTGCCAGATCAGGGGCAACAGGAGAGAGACCACAAAATGTTTTGGCTGGGTTCTGTTATTTCGATAAGACAATAAATAAGCCTGTATGGTGGAATGGTTCTTCATGGACAGATGCCAGTGGAGCTACGGTGTAATGTTTTACTAATTGTTTAATTATTTATGGTATGATAAATAATATCTTAGGTGCGGTGGTATATCTGTCCACCGCCATAGTATTCGGTGGCAGTACTGCACTGCTGATGCTCTTTATAAAGGAAAACAGCGACCGTTGCCACTACTATAACGGCAAGTGGAACAAAACAGACTTGCTGTGTGGAGCTGTCGCAATATGTGCAGGCGTGGTGGTTAATCATTATCTGTTGAAGTTATGAAGAAGTTAGTGTATATAGTGTTTCTTGTGTTGACGGTGTGTTCTTGTAGAACGAGGACTGTTTATATGCCGGTTGAGACAAAGGTTCTTGACAGTGTGGTTTTCCATGATACAACATTTCAAGAAAAGCTGATACCGTACAAGGACAGCGTATCTGTTGCCGATACAACGTCATTCCTTCGCAATCCATATGCCTACAGCTATGCTTCATTTAGCAACGGGATATTGAACCATTCATTGGGTATTTATCCTCATGCTACGGTAACGGTCAAAATGCCGTATTTTATCGAAAAGATAAGAAGGATTGAAGTGCCCAAACCTTATCCGGTAGAGAGGGAACTGTCGTGGTGGGAAAAATTTAAAATCAATTACGGTGGTGTCAGCATTTCGATAAATCTGACATGCGTTTTGTTCGTAATTGTTTGGCTCACCATAAAGATAAGAAAGGAATTAACGATGTAGAAGTTGGCTTGTAGCTAACACTCTTTCGGGGCTTAGAGTAAAAAGAAAGCCCCCAACGTTTCACGTTAATATTGCCACATAAAAACATGATAAGCATAAGACAATGCACGTTGGAGGCTTTAATATCTTCAACGCATTATCTTATGCTTTGTTCATTTAATCTCATGTTTTATGTGGCAAGGCAAAGATAAATATAAAATTCAGAAAAACTATGTGTAAATCAGAAATCTTTGCCGAAACAATTAATCTCGTGGCGCAGGAGACCGAAATTACCGCCAGCCGAATACTATCTTCGGATAAGGATACGGAAACCGTAGACGCCCGCTATTTGCTTGTACAGTTGCTTGTCGAAAGGGGAATGTATCCTTCGCAGATAGCTCCTAAAATCCACAAGACCAAACGTGCGATAAACTACATGATTTCCAATTTCCAGGAACGTATGGAAGGCGGGAAAATGTTGAGAATATATTGGGAAAACATTAGGAAAGCGTTGGGAAACAACTGATTTCATGGCAGTATCGGTATTTATACTTTTGTGATGCGGTTGATTTTGACCGTAATACAAAATATAAATCTCTATGGAAAGAACGTATGTCTTCAATCAAGACGGGAACAACGGAAATGGTGGCGGAAGCAAATTCGACATCATGGCTATGTTGCCCAACTTGATGGGAAGCAAGGGTGTAGACCCCGGACTTCTCGCTTTACTGAACCAGGGACGTGGCAGCCAAGACCAATGGGGCGGCTCGTGGTGGTTCATCTGGATTATCCTTTTGTGGTTCTGTTGGGGCGGCAACGGCTTCGGCAACCGCTTTGGCAATGGTGGCGGTCTGCCTGCCGAGCTTAACGGTGATGTCGGTCGTGAATACCTGATGTCAGCCATTCAGGGCAATGGCAATGCCATCAACCAGCTTGCTTCTTCTTTGAACTGCTCTACCCAACAGTTACAGAGCGCCCTGTGCAACATCCAGGGACTTATCGCCAATGTAGGAAATCAGGTGGGCATGTCAAGCCAGCAAATCATCAACGCATTCCAGTCCGGAAATCAGGCTGTTCTTACTCAGATTGCAGATTGCTGCTGCAAAAATCAAGCAGCAATTGAGCGTCAAGGGTATGAAAGCCGCTTAGCAAGCTGCGAAAACATGAATACGCTTACACGCACAATGGAAGGGAATACGCGTTCTTTAGCGGACGCTTACCGTGAAGGTTTCCAAGCACTTGTAGCAAAAATGGATGCGGCAGAGGCGCGTCGTCAGCAAGAAGCGTTGGCTGCTAAAGACGCTGAAATCTCTACTTTAAAAGGTGAAATTTCACAGCGTAATCAGAATGCAACTATTCTTGGAAACGTAACGCAACAAATTGCTCCAATAGTAGCAAGTCTACAAACATTGCAGGGAGAGGTGGATAAAATCCGCTGTTCAATGCCGCCTACAGTAGCAGTGCCATACCCGCAATTGCAAGCATTTAACCCTGAGATAGCTCGTGCTGCGGCTTTCGGTGCTTACGCCGGTGATGCAATGTATGGGCGTAGCGGTTGTGGTTGTAACAACTACTGGGGTTAATTCCGGTAAGAAAGGGGGTAATTATGTGGCCTAACTTTTTTACAGGATTTCCTTTCTTGTTCCCTACTATTGGAAGGGCTAATTTCAATACCCTTCCTACGGTAGCCGTAACGGTCGGCACGGAGAACGTGACTTTGGAGCTGCCTAACCATGCGTTCCGTAACAGAAGCTATGTAGGCGGTTTCTATGTCAGTCTCCGCCAGGCGATACCTGCCGGTACGACTGCTACACTCCCGATACTGATAGGGACTAATGGGGATACAAGACCGTTGCTGGCTTACAACAATGAGCCGGTGACTGTCGGCAACCTTGCCGGAACGGGTATCTACGAAATCCACTATAACAAGTACACCAACGAACTGTTCCTTGTTAACGGTGGGTATCGTCCGACAACCGCATCGACACCGACTCCGACAGCAGAAGCAACCGCTCAAAAGAGCAAGTAGTTAACATGGGGCTTTGTGGTTGTTTCCAAAATGGAAATAGCCACACCCCTTTAAAATCAAACCAATATGTTTCAATCACTTCGTACCAATAACCAGTTGTATATACTTCATAAGGATGCTAACCCGTTTATCGAATACGGTCCGGTAGTCAGCGTTTCCGCTCCTAAGCCGAAATATCCTATGGCACCCCCTATGGGGCAGTTGCCCCAAATGGAAATGGTTGTGGATGTCGTTGTCTGTATCAACGGGCAGAACACGACTTTCCAAAATCTACCTGCCGGCATGGATATAGCCGACTTCGGACAGAACGGCAATATCGTAGTGTCATGCTCTCGTGATGCGATGAATAACGAGGTCGCTTCTATGAAACAGAAAAGCATAGACATCATCAACAGCATGGACTTCCACAATTCCGTCATTGCGGGATGTGACAAGATGCTGACGCTCTTGAACCCTGAATTTGCAGAGAAACAACGTCAGGAGCAGGAAATATCCTCTCTGAAAGGGCAAATGGCGGAAATGAGCAAGAACATGTCCGACCTTATGGAATTGAACAAACGGCTTATGGAACAGCTCGGAGTTGCTGAAACATCTAAAACAAAGAAATAATATGGGAATGTGGGAAATATTGGAAGAAGGGCGCGGAGAATATGACCGTGACTTCGGTATGAGAGGCGGTAATCCTATGGAAGAAGCCTATAGAGAGGGTTGTCGTCATGGTTACGAGAAAGCCATGCGTGAGATGCAGGGCGGTGAAATGGGCTATCGTAACAGCGGTGGTTCACGCGGTGGAAGCTATAGCGGCGGCTCGGATATGGGAGAACGTCGTATGCCGGGTTACTTCCCGGAATATCCGGTTTACAACGAACGCCGCGATTCACAGCCTTACGGTGATGATATGGGCGAACGCAGACGCAGACGCGCCAACGGAGAGTTCATGTAATGGAGAGGGGATTATTCCCCTCTTTTGCCAATCACTTAAAATCAGGAAAATATGAAACAAAGATTAGATACATACGACAGAATACCGCCTGCAATGGCTGACTATCTCAGCCAGTACGGATGGCATTTCAGCAAGAAGATGTGCCTATGGGCTGTTTCCCGCATGAAGATGGAAAACAAATCTACGGGAAAGGAGGAAAAACTTGAACCAATCAGCAAAGAACAGGTAGAGGAGCTTCTTAAAAAGTACAGTATAAACCTGGAGAAGGATGCAGGGTACGACAGCGTTTACGTGGCAAACATGGCGAAGTCGGATTACTACAAAAGTTCTATCACTGACGAAGCCCATCTCGCATTGTTCATTAAGGATTACATAGATGATGTGGACGCTTACAATGGAATGCCTTTCACGCGGTTCTATGCCGACTGCATAGGCTCCGGCAATCCTATCATGTGGGAACAGATGATGTAGCCTATGATAATACAGGAATTTTACATACCGGATTATGATTGGGAAGTGCGTGTATATTATGCGGTGGACTGCTATTATACCGACCGTATCATCGCTGACCTTCAGCGGGTAGGATGCAGGGGGATGGATTTGGCGAATGCCTATAAGAACATGCGCTCCTGCAATCTGAATACGGGTATCACTTACTCCAATATCCGAAACAGGCAAACCGTAATGGTTATAGCCCTTACTTCTTCTCCGGCAGAGTTTCAGAACTCTTTCGACCACGAAAAGGGGCATCTATGCCGGCATATCTCACGGGCGTTCGGCATCGACCCATACGGGGAAGAGGCGCAGTACCTTAGCGGATATGTGGGACAGAAGATGTTCCCGGTAGCGAAGAAATTTTTGTGTGAACATTGTAGACGTAGCTTATGTGGAAAATAGTACAAGCCATTTTATCAGGCAAATCACGGGAAGAAGTATATAACATGCTTTCTCCCGAACAGAAAGAGACGCTGAACAGCCTTGCCGCGGCAAATGGTATAAACCGCCAACAACGTAGAAAACTTGAACGTGATGCGAAAAAGGGATTACATAGATGAACTGCTTGAATTGGCGGACAATGTCCTTTACATGGACTATTGCCGCCTTTTCCGGGTTATCCAATGGAACGTTTAGAACGCCTTGAACGGGTTCTCCATTGGGTTATACCGCTTGCCGTTTTGGTGAGGGTATTAGCTTGGTGTCTCTAATTCTTTTGCTTTAACCGTATGATTTCTGCCCCACATTACTGCGTTATACAGCGAAGTGGCATACATCTTAATCTCATCCTTGCTTTCAAGGAAATCAACCTTAGAAGCTGCTATCATAGCCTCTGTATAAATCTCTTTGTTTAAAATATTATTCTCTTTCATATTATCTGCATTTAACTTTTGTAAGTCCATACTTAGCCAATCTTAGATATATTGTCCTCACACTCACATCCAACATTTCAGCCATTCTGCGGGGCGGTATCTTTTCTTCCTTGTACAACTTGGTAATGTTTTCTTCCGAAAGCGGGTCAACGAAAGGTTTCTTCGGCTCTGCTATCCCCATCCGTTTACGTGCCTTCGCTGCATATGCTTCATTTTGTTTGTCTTTTGTGACGTAAATAACAGTGGTCTTGTTAAGGCGTAGAGGGAATAGCCTTCTTTCCACTTCCTTGTGTTGTTCGGCAAAGCTTTCCGCATCCCCGTTGACCGCAGTGTCAATCTTCTTGTATTTGTCCGGGATGCGGGAGTGTCTGTCTCTGATTATTCTGCCTGCTTTTCTCATGACTTCTTTTGAACGGTCGTTTGACAACTCATTTAGTTTTTCAAAATTAAACCCCATACATAGTTTCTTTTGCGTAGCGTTTCAATTCGCCAATGGAAAATAATCTCTCTTTCTCGTAAATCCCGGCTGCACTATGTTCAAGACTACATCCATTGGAATAATGCCACCCTTCGAGGAATATTACAGCATCACATTGGAGCAGGGCAGTAATATCCCTGCCTATATGCTCTTCGTAACTCGCGTCCGGATTTGAAGATACCTCTAAGGGAGATACAGCTTCAAAACCAAGTTGTTCTATCAACTCAGAAGCAGATTTGCATCTTTTCTCAACATCTTTTATGTCATACCCAGTGATAGGCAGACTGATATATACTTTCTTTTTACTCATAACATTATTTACTCTTCAATTTATCAAGGAACTTGCTATCTCCCGAATAATTCACACCGATAGCCTTTTTACTTTCAACAATCTGTTCCAAAAGGGTCATAGCTTCCTTTCTCACTTCTTCTACTTCATTATAACCGCAAGCTTTATCAACCAACTGCTCCATAGTCGATTTAGGCTTGGAAAGCTGTTCTTTGAGCTTGTTTAATCTCCAGTAGCAGTAATCAATTGTGGCGATGTGCTCTAATTTACTCATGGTTATATTATTCATTTATAATTAATTCACACCAACTATTATCGCTTTCCCAAAACCATTGATAGCCGCCAGCGTGTTTACGCTTTCCGGAACAGCAATTCCTGATATTACGGGCGCAAATGCCAGTCTTTCGTTCCGCATCGTTAGAGGACTGGAAAACACCTTGTAACCGTCCGCTCTTTATAGCTACTACTTTCTTTGCATTGCAGCCCGCTATATTAGGGTTTCCCGTTCTCCCTAAGGTTAATCCTTTAATCATACTTTCCCTTTTATGCGAAGGGATGTAATCATCCCATTTCTTCCCCTTGTTATGGGGGATACTTCCTTTCAAAAACCGCCCGTTAATAGGGTTGCGGTTTAATCGCTGTGGAGGTATATATAATTCATTCATCTTTAAATTCAAGTTTTGGGTTACTGGTAGTCTCGATATTCCTTTTCTTTGTCTTAACCATTCTCCGATAAACATCATCAATCAATTGCTTAAGCTCATTGACGTAGCTTTCCATGCTCCAGCCTTCGAGTTGACACACCATTAAATCAAATTCTATTTCTTGTAGCAGCTTTACTTTAAACCTCTCGCGTGCAAAGACATTTACCCGTTGACGCACATTACGGTTAATCATCGGGTCTTGTTTAGGTTCTTTGCTATTGGGGATAGATTTTTTCACGGGGTGATGGTTATCTGTTATGTCGTTAACATGAACATTCATAGCTTTTACAAGAATTCTTACTCCTCCGTTTAAGACGCTTTTCCCGTTTGTGTAAAAGTCGTATCCGGCCAAAGGAGAGCCAGTATGCTTGTCAATGGAGAAACCCTCGGGTGGTTTATCATAGAGTTCCCAATTCATGTATTTACTCATGGTTGTACCTTTCTTGTAACTCTTTCAAAACAATCTCCACACCTTCATCCAATCCTTTCTTGTAACCGGATACACGCTCACCTATATTGTAGACCAAGCATCCTGCAACGATAAGAATAACTCCTACAGTCCTATGCCAATAGGGCAGGGATACACTGAACGGTGAGAATGTCAACCGGAAATGCCCGATGAATAATGCTGATACGATGAATATCGCAAGAAAAAATATTAGGTTTGCT